GAGGCCCTAGAAGCCGTTGAGCGCCAGGTAGCCAGAGAGGAGGAGATGGCTGGGCGGTACTCCCCTTCGGAATTGTGGTCCCGAGCTGACGCCCAGACGGCGGCTCTGTGGAGAGAGCGCGCCGAGGTCCGTTCGGTGCACGCAGTCGGCCAGGTCCTGGTAGATGCAGGGTTCGCCGAGGGCCGTTGGTCTGCCGATAGCGTTCGGGATCTGATCCGCGAGCGGGACGAGGCGCGAGCGATGCTAGACACAGCGACCGCTTATGCCAAGCTAAAGGACGAGGCGCTGACCCGTGAGCGGGACGAGGCCAAGCGAGCACACGGCAAGGACTGTCGCCTTCGTGACGCCGAGTGGAGCCGAGACTCTTTCGAGTACAAGGCTCAGCGCGATGCGGCCGAGGCCGAGCGGGACGAGACGCGGGCCGAGCTGGGTGCATTGAAGGCGAAGACGTGAAACCCATTGACGCAAGTCCCGATGCAAGGTAGAGTTCCTTCCGGATCGCCCAAGGCAGAACCCCCCTCCCAGCCTGGGCTCCCCCAACGGAAGGTAACCCATGTTTGGACGAGCCCTCCCGCTCGTGCTGCTCGTGTGTCTCGTTGCCTGTCAGGATGGTGGCAACGTGATCGTCGGGCCGCCGAGCCCCTCCCCTCAATCGTCTCAGTTCCAGGTGACGGCAGTGCCTAGCCCCCCCGTCTCGGCGTCCGATCCCACGCCAAAGACGTGCAAGGATCGTTTCGCGTGGTGGGATCTGAAGACAGCCCCCGAAGCCGGTACCGCCGTCGCCACGTTCGAGCTTTCCGGTTGGGATGACGGGAAGCTTCCCGGCTACCACTTCGCTTGCTTCAGTCCTCCGGGGCAGGGAGCCGGAGTGTTCGTGCGCTACGCTTCTGGGGACTCGAGTCCGCTGCTGGTGGACCAGCTTCGGCGTTGCGATCCGATGGTCTATCAGTGTGACCTTGGCTGCGGATTCAGTCCACCGCAGAATGCTTCGTATAACGGTGGGAGCTTCGCGGGGCATGTCAACGTGTCGGTGCCTGCGCTTCCTCCGGGGCAATGCCAAGAGTGCCCATGGGTGACTCAGAAACCAGAGATCACATACGGGGAGTGGAGCGCATGCTCTCAGGACAAGAGCGCGCCTCAGTGCCACCGTTCGCGGTCAGTCACGACGCGCATCTATGAAGTGAACTCCTGTACGGAGGAACGGCGCTTGGTGTCCGAGGAGACGCACACGGAAACGGAGCCATGTGCTTGTCCGACTCCTACGCCGCCGCCTTGTGAAGTGGACGGAGAGCCGGACGATTGCGCGTGCTTGGATCTTCAGCCGGGCGAGGAGGAGTGCAAATACCTTGGGCTGACGCTTCTCCGAAAGATCGACACAACGGGGGATCCGTCCCAGATCGTAGCGGCCATGGATGCGGCGGCCGTGATGATCAAGGACGGGCGCGGTCAGTGCGACCAGCACAAGCAATCGTATCGGATCTACGTCGGAGTCCATGCCGGCGACGTGCTGCTCAAGCCCTCGTGCGGCGGTGCAATCTCGCATGTCTCGTACTGTCAATGTGACGAGGACTGAATGAACTTTGAGCCGACGCCGGCCGTTCTCGCCGCCCGTAGCGTTCTGAGGGAGCGGCTGGCGTTGGTTCATCCAGACCAGACAGAGCGGTTCGTGCGCGACTGCGTGTTGGTGGAGGTGCGTGAAGCTGCCCTTGTCTACCTTCGATGGTGCCAGGAGACGCAGAAGCCGAAGGACTGGCCCACGGGGAAAGTCGTGAATGAACTTGTGGACACCATCATAAGGGCGGTGATCAGATGAACGTGATTGAAGCACTACGGGAAATCAGCCGTCCCGACCAACAAATGCGCTGGGCCTGGGCGCGTCCGGTGAGTTGGCGCGGAACTGGCATGGCTCTCTGTTTCGAGCCACCGCACCATTGGAAGCTGGTCCCCACGCTTCACGGAGGGCAAACAGCAAGCTTGCCAGCCCCGGAGGATCTGTTCGGGGAATGGGAGGTGGTAGACCCAGGTGCGGTGAATAGGGAATGGAGCCGAACGTGAAGCGGCCGAAGCGCGTCGTCTACGTGATCTACGGTGAAGGCTGGCTGTGGAATGGACTCGGCCCATGGGTGTCATCGACGGCCCCTGATCGGATAGCCGGTATCACATTCCCCAGTCGGCGGGCCGCACTGTCCATCGTGGCCCAACTCCGTCGTTTCGGTGCGGCGAAAAGATTCCGTGTGGATCGGGCATGAAAACATGCCATAGATGCGAGCGTCCTCCCGTTGGACGATGCGTTCTGTGTAGGGCGTTGGTGTGCGACACGCACCGTTCCGGGCACTGGATCGTAAAGCCGCTGGAGGAGGAGCCACAGCCCGATGTTGAAGGTTGATCGCTACTGTCCTCGGTGCAGGGAGCCCCGTCCATGGGAGCGGCTACGTGATTCTGGCGCTCGAGCCTCACGCTTCCCGTGCTTGGTCTGCGGGATGTCAACCAAGCGGATCAAGGGCCAGTTGAAGCGGGAGGTCATGCCTGCGCGGCTGTACGAGTACCGCAAGATGGTGGAGGAGGCGGACGAACTCTGCCGTGAGATCATCGCGCGCGAGAAGACGTGGTGCGCGGTATGCCACGCGAAACCGTACAGCGACGCGATGCACCTGTTTCCGAAGAAGCGGTATCCCCACATGCGGCATGACCTAGAGAACTTGGCCACAGGGTGCCGTGGCTGCCACATGAAGCTGACGAACGACCATGAGGCTCACCGGGACTTCTGCATCCGGCATCTCGGCCCGGAGCGATATGAGGCGCTGCGGCTGCGGTCGCTGAGTCGCTGCAAGGTGGACATGAAGCTGGTCATTTTGGACCTTCAGACACGGCTGTCGGTGCTACACTCCACTCGTCTAGCGACCAAGGGGGCATGATGCCCGACGATTGGCAGAAGCGGCGGCGCAGCGATCCACAGCCGGATGACTCCCTGTTCAGGAAACTCAACAAGAACCCGTTGGTCGACAAGGTGATCTACGCCGTCGTAACGGTTCTGATCGGTGGCTCGGCCAGCCTGGCAACGCACCAGGTGGCGGACGCCAACGGCATCGCGGCTCAGGAGAAGAGCCGTGCGGAGGTCCTCAAGCTCGAGGCGGACCTGAAGGAACTGCGCCAGAAGATGTATGAGCGTGTGGGCCGCGAGGAAGACGCTCGGGAGAAGGTTGAGCGCGAGTTGCAAGACCGACTGATAGTGATCGAGACGAAACTGCGGATGAGGTGAGCATGAGCGACACGCGAGGAGCAGCACCGTTCGACGGCGTGCCCAAGCCGGACTATGTGGTGACCAAGACCACTGCGGATGGCGAGCAGATCCGGAAGTTCGCTGACGCCAACATCTCGGCGGCCATCGACCGCGCCCTGGCGCAACTCCCCGCGGACAAGACGGTGGCGGTAGTGGCGACGGCCAATCTCGAGGGCGCGACTGGAGCGGTGATGGTCCGGATGAGAAACGATTGGTCGTTTGTTGCGACCGTCAATCGAACGTGGTCCGGCGAACTCAAGGCCGAGGCAGCAGTCAAATGGTCGCACTGAGGCGCAAAGCGCTCGGGGCCATGTCCACGCAGACCGCTATCGCGGATCTGGCCCGAGCCGTGCGATTGCTGGCACAGGCGAGACGGTGGAAGGAAGAGGATATCCCAGCGATGCGCCATGCTGAAGCGATGGCGGACGAAGTGCTACATCGCGTGGAAGGGAGGCGGTCCGAATGATCCTACCGATCAAGGGCCTTGACGCCGTGCGCCGCGAGCTTGGGGACTTTCGCTCGCATATCCTTCCGGACGGAACGGTGGCGCGGAATTGGGAGGAGAACATCCTCGGCACGGTGTACCTCCCCGAGCCGTTGCCCCTGGGTTGGGATCAGGACACGAAGGTGTCACAGATTCGGTTCCACCACCTGCTGTGCGACCCGCTGCTTAAGGTGTTCGCGGAGATTCATTTGGCTGGCCTGTGGCGCGAGTTGCGGACGTATGACGGAGCGTATGCGTTCAGGGCACAGCGTAGCAGCGTGTCGAAGCCATCGGCTCACTGCTGGGCTGCGGCCATCGACCTGGGGGCAGAGTGGAACCAGCAACACACGCAACCGACGATGCACCCGAAGATCGTTGAGCTGTTTGAGTCCAGGGGGTTCGTCTGGGGTGGCAGGTGGGGACCGAACGGGGCACTGACGAGATGGGTTGATGGAAGGTGGACACGCCCCAGAGAGGACTGGACACGCTGCGACGGGATGCACATGCAACTGGTGAACTTCTGAAGTTCCGCAGGCTGCTGCTGGAGGCGCTCACGGTAGTGATCCTTGGCGGGCTGTTCTTTCTTGGCCTTGGTCTAGTGGGGAACTACTTTTTCTATGGGCGGTGGATCCGATGATGCCACGTCAGATGCTTGTGCCAGTGTCCTCCTTCGCGGCGCTGTTCGCCATCGGCCACGTGGGGAGGCGCGGCTACCGGGACAAGCAGCGGCCATCAGTCGATGAGCACTTCGCTCCGCTGCCCCATGCTGATGGGGCTCAGTGCGTGAGCGTGAACGGCAGGCTGCGGTACCACCACACTCCGGACAAGGATGGGCGGTGCGTGTTCTGCCCAAAGAAGGTGAACGAATGAGACGCTTCGCGCGGTGGCTGTACTTGGTGCTGATCCTGTTTCCGGTGATGGGCCTGCTCGTGGGGTGCGTGAGGCCGAAGCCGCCGAATCCGATCCCTAGCCCGACGCCAGTCCCTCCGTCTCTCTCTCCGCTTCGGATCGTGGGTGGAATATTCGTTCCGGAGCTCAAGGGCGCGATCGTCTGCTGTGACGACCCGCGCACGCCATCGGTGGACGAGGGCCTACGGGATGGCTGGCCCATGATGAACGTGGCGGCCCTGGACCGCATCTCAGGGGCTTCGGTGAACTTCGCCCATGTTCGGCCAGGGCCGTACAGCCGGGGCGGATTGCAGGGTACGCAGTATGCTGGCAAGGAAGGGACCGAGGTGCTGCCCGATCTTCGCGCCTTCGTTGTCGAGGCCAACCGCCGAGGGATCTACGTGGAGATCAGCGTCATAGACAACTGGACGTTTGCCTCTCATCCGGATCAGGGGCTGTACGGTGACGATTGTTCGGTGACGCAGGTCGCGCCAGGAGCGAACTATCTCGGGTGGGTGGACGCCCTGGTGTCGAGCACTGGCGATCTACAGGTGCTCTACAACCTGGGGAACGAGGGCTTTCGATGCAAGCCGTCAGCGGTCTGGGAGGACGGGTTCGTGGCCAAGATCCGGGAGGTTGAGGCGGCTCGGGGCTGGCAGCGGCATCTCGTCGGGTCTGAGTGGTGGCTGCCCGACGTCCGAACCACCTATGACTACGTAGCCATCGGAGACGTGTTCTTTCGGCCACCCTCTCTCGGGACGCCGATCACGGCCAGTTACACGCTCAATGTTCCATTGATCTTGGTTGAGGACGATGGCGGCTGGCATCCGCCCTCGCAGTGGCGCGACGTCGGGTCCATCGTCTGGCGCGGAATCATGTCGGACTCGGAGTTCTTGGCGGCGCTCAAGGGCCAGGACGCACCGCCGTATCCTTGTCCGGTCCCGGAGGAGGTGAGCCGGATCAACGTGACGGCCCACTACGGGGCGAGCACGCTCACTGTGGATGGGACGCCAAAGCACGCCTGTCCGGAGGGCAACTGCGACTATGGCCCAGAGACTCCGGAGGGCTGGACGCAGCGCATCGTGTGCGAGAGCGAGCGTGGCTACCCATACGTGTGGACGTTCAACGGCGTGACGTGCGACCCGTGGGCCAAGCCGACATCTCAATGCTTCCACGTCGGAAACCCCCTCCAAGTCAGAATCGATCCGGCGGCGCTGTCCGGCACGGTGACGGTCTGCGCCAAGGGCGGCGCATCCGGATGTGGTAGCGTGCGGCTTGCTCCGTAGGAGGTCTGATGGCCGGTTGGGCATGGGCGATCATCGTGGTGTTTGGCCTCATGGCCGTGGGTGCGCTGGCGGTGTGGATCTGGTCCAAGCGCTGGGGTAAGGGAGGGTGGTGATGGAACAAACGATCAAGTGCCCGATCTGCGGGCTTCCCTACGTGGTGTATTCGCACTATGCCGGAGACCAGTCGGCATGTTGGAGCTGTAGACGAGAAGCACGTCGGGAATTGGAGCAAGCCGCCTATCCCGGATGGTCGTGAGCGCTAGACACGACCCTTCGAAGGGCGTATCCTCTACGCAGTGTGATGGTACCAAACACACGGGAGGTCGCATGAAGAACGTACGCTTGTTCGCCTTTAGGCTGTTGCCGTACTTCCTGGGGACGGTAGCGGTGCTGACGCTGATGGTGCCGGCGCTGCTTCTGGCCCAGAGTCCGGCACCGCCAACGCCGCCGAATCCTGCGGAACTCGGGGCTCAGTTGATCCCTCAACTGGTGTCGATCGTGGTCATCCCCTTCGTGGTGTACCTCGTGCGGTTGGGTCTGCCGAAGATCCCGCGCATCGCGGTCCCTGTGGTCGTGTTCGCCCTGGCGAGTCTCGCTGACTACTTGGGCGGCCTGGTCACGGGGGGCACGTTCAGCGTGCTGACCGCCGCGGCCATTACCGCGGGAGCGGTGCTGTTGCGTGAGGTGGTGACCACGCTGCAGGAGCACGGGTTCAACTGATGTACCGAGGCGTTGGGCTTGTCCTCGTCGTGCTTCTAGCCGGGTGCAAGCCCACGCCTCGGCCGATTCCGCCCAGCCCATCCCCGTCACCGCTACCGACGCCTACGCCGTGGCCCTCATCTACGCCTCCAACTCCGTCCCCATCTATCCCGCCGCCGGACCCCCCGGCACTGTGTGGACTCCCGGTCGAGCAAGACCGTTTCGTCTGTCAGCCGGGAGTCCCCACCCTCGCGCGCAACGTGCGCGTGGCCATCCTGGGGGTGATGCTGGACGCTCCGGAGCGCTTCGAGGTGGCCGAGGACGGGCAGGCGTGGCTGCTCAAGGCGGACGGCACTCGGGCCCGCCACGAGGAGCCGGGCAGCCCCGAGGCCAGGGCCTGGTTCGTGGCGGCGGTGGTGCTGAAGCTTCAGGAGGATGGTATGTGCGCCGGGTCGTTCGGCTCAGACGAAGTGGTGCTTGCGGCGACGTCAGCGGGGCCGTTCCAGACGTACGACGTGGTGAACGACGGGGGAGGCAACGTGCGGAAAGACCCTCCCGGCTACGGAAACGATTGCGTGCCACAGGAGGACTAGCCATGCTCGGATTCGTCTCCCTCCCATCGAAGCAACTCCAGTCAGATCAGCGCCTTGAGGTCCACGTCGGATGGTTGGACATCGTGATGGGCCGCATGGGCTCACAGAGCGATTGTGCCATCGCTCGGGCGGTGCGCCGGGCGACAGGCGAGCAGTACGTGCGCGTGGACGGCTCGGGCATCTACTACGGCACGGGCCGCTCGGACACGTCCCAGGCGTGCCGGGAGTTCATCGCCCGGTTTGACGGCACGGTGCTGGACGCCCGCCCATTCTCTTTCGTGTTAGAGTAGACGGGTCAGTACGTTATCCGACGCGCGCCGCGCCGACCGCGGCAGGAGTTGAGCGTTGAGACAGGTAATGGGCGCGGCGCAGATCCTCGAGTTGCTGCGCCACAGGCACGGCGGAGAATACTTCATCGGCGAGGCGAAGACGGGCAGCAGTTGGGGTCGCGAGTATGGCCGTGGCGAGCGCCTAGATGGCTGGGCGCTGCGCAACACGTGGTCGCCGCTGACGGCCTGCGGCTACGAGATCAAGGTCAGCCGCGCGGACTTCCGCGGAGACCATAAATGGCGCGACTACCTGCCATATTGCCATCAGTTCTACTTCGTGGTTCCCGCGCGGCTGATAGACAAGCGCGAGATCCCGACGGAAGCTGGATTGCTGTGGGCGCACCCCAATAGGTTGACGGCCGTCAAGGCGGCGCCGCGTCGCGTCGTCGCCGCCGCGGATCTGGTGTCCATCATGGCCTACGCGCTGATGAGCCGCAGCCGCGCGGTGCGCAACATGTACGAGGCCAACGCCGAGGCGCGTGACGGCTGGCGCGCGTGGCTCGTCGGCGAGATACGAGATGGCCACATCGGACATCTCGTGGGCGCCAAGCTGCGCGAGCGCCTGGACCGCCTGTACGTCCTGGAGCAGCGAGAGGCATGGCGCGACGCTGACAGGGGCGTGCTCGTTGCGGGGAGGAGCGCGTGAGGGCGTTCCTCGGCCTGATGCTTATGCTCGCCTGTCAGGGGCGCGCATCAACCGAGCTTTGCTTTTGTCCTTGCCCACCGCCACCAGGCTGCACTCTGATCGTGAGCAACTACCACGCCTACCCGCTCTACGTCGAGGTGAGCTTCAGCGCGACCTGGGAGGCTCCGGTAAAGCTCGCCGGGCTCACGGATGGGGGGAACGCTGGTCCCGTTCAGTACACGCGCATGACGCGCCGGGACGAACCTACGTTCTCCTACATGCGCGGCCCCGAGGGCACGGGCAACCAATACCTGTTCGGCTGGCTCACGGTGCTCGAGGGCGACAAGCGGTGTGAGGCTCGAGCAGATTTCATCGTGCCGTCACAGGGGACGGGACGCCGGTGAAGAGCGTGGCCACGAAAGCCAGCAGCCCCCGAAGAAAGCAAAAGGTGCCGAAGACGCTGCGCCCAGGCGTGCGTAGAGTCATCGCCTTGGTCGCTCAGGGTGCGACTCAGGTAGAGGCGTCTCGCATCGTAGGCTACGATTCGGAGTACATCTCCACGGTCTTGCACAACAGCGAAGCGGCCAAGCGCTATCTGGAGGAGTCGGTCGAGCGGATCAGGACTAAGGCGCGGGTGCTGATCAGCCATTCCATGGACCGCGACCTGGCGGCCATCGTTCCGGGCTCGGTCCGGGGCATCAAGCCATCGGAGGCGGACCCGGAGCGCATCGCGGCGCGGAGCCGTACGCCGGTCATGGCCAAGCTCGCGGGGTTGGATGTGGGCGAGGAATGGCAGAGCCGGCAGCCGGCGCAGCCGCCCGTGGCGATCTTCGTCAACGGGTTGACCGACGCGCAGTTGCGTCAGATGTTCGAGGTCGTGCAGCGGGTGGAGCGCGGGGTGATCGACGTGGAGGCGCGGGCGAAGTGAGCTTTGGGAGATCCGGCAAGGGCAACGTCTTTGACGTGCTGTCGACGCCACATGAGCAACGTTCGCGTTCTTGACCTGTTCGCCGGTATCGGCGGCCTTGCGCTTGGCCTCGAATGGGCGGGCATGGAAACGGCCGGTCTCTGCGAAATCGACTCGGCGTGCCGTTTCTGGCTCGGCCAGCACTGGCCGGGAGTACCCCTGTTCGGCGACGTCAAGGAGGTGACAGCCGATGCGGTTGCGGAGGCGTGCGGAACAATCGACGTTGTGGCCGGCGGCCCGCCGTGCCAGCCCGCCTCGGTGGCAGGACGACGACAGGGTGCTACTGACGTACGATGGCTCTGGCCTGAGTTCCTCCACGTCGTGCGAGAGGTTGCTCCCCGCTGGGTCGTGGCAGAGAACCCTCTCGGAATCGCTAGCCTCGAGCCTCAGGGCCTTGACTGGATCTGCCGTGAGCTTGAGGGTGCGGGCTACGAAGTCTGGCCGGTCGTTATTGGTGCCGACGACGTTGGGGCACCGCATAGACGGAAGCGCGTCTGGATCGTGGCCCACCGTCCACGGGATGGACAACGAGGGGAACCGGCGCAGGAACGGGCCGACCGGGAACGAGCTGGGGCGGGCGGTGACGCGCGAGGAGTGGGCGACCCCGAACACGATGGACGGCGGGCAGACGAGCCGGGGCGGGAAGCGGAAGGGCGAGCTGCTGCTCGGCGGGCAGGTGCGCCAGTGGCCCACGGCGCGAGCGGAGGACAGCGAGTCGGCGGGTGCTCATGTGGCGCGTGGGACTGCGGAGACGCTCACGGCTGCGGCGAGGCTCTGGCCGACGCACACGGTCAGCAGCCAGGCGCAGCTTGCCGAGGACCCGTATCCGGGGCAGACGGGCGGTACGACGCTCGTGGGGGAAGTGCTGCGGCAGGCCGGCCTGTGGGCGAGCCCACAGGCGCGGGACTGGAAGGACAGCGGGCCTACGCAGGGGAACCGAAAGAGCCCGAACCTCGGCACGCAGGCATGGGCAACGCCGCGCACCTCGGATGTAGCGGCGGGCCGGATAGTGGAAGAGGGGCGTCGAGTGAGTGCCTCGGGAGTCTACGGGATCAATCTCAGCGATCAGGTAGCCGCTGGCCTGCTCGACCAGGGGAGCAGCAGCACGAGTGGGAAGCCAGCCGTCTCGGCCCAGGGAAGTCGCGGAGCCCTGTGCTTTCTGTGGGTGTCGCAGCTTCTTGGCTTTCCGAATGGTTGGCTCGAAGTACCACCATCGGAGTATCCCATGCTATGATGGGATATGGGAAGAAAAGTGAAGGTCTACCCGACGCGGTTCTGTGTCGCGTGCGGGAAGCCGCTTCAGCGGAAGAGGTACAGGACGCAGTTGGAGGATGGCTCGGCATTTCTGCGGAGGAAGTTCTGCGACGTTCTCTGCATGGGCCGGGCCAAGGTGAAGGACAACCCAACCCTCGGGGCGCTTCGGTCACGAACCCGCAGGGAGGTGAGGCGCGAGGATCGGTGCAGCAAATGTCACGGCACGCGCCTCCTTGGGATTCACCATCTCGACGGCGACTGCTCGAACAACACGCCGAGGAACGTCGTCACGCTCTGTGCTTCCTGCCATACGCGATGGCACTGGCAGAATGGAAAGAAAACGCCCCGCCCCTCGCCGCCCTGCGTCGTGTGTGGGGCGAAGTCGCGGCGGCTCCGAATGTGTCAGAAGCACTACTTCCGATTCAAGAAGCATGGCGATCCGCTCCTGACAATGAAAGCCGCTGGGCCTGGGCGCTTCTATTTGGTCCGAGTATCTCCGACCGAGTAGGCACCTCCCGTCACAGCCGCGAGGCGCTCAAAGCCCTCGGCAACGCCGTTGTCCCGCAAGTCGCGGAAGTGATCGGCCGCGCGATCGTGACGATCGCTGTTCGCTGAGGCGGCGAAGTGAGCCAAGCCCAAGTCACCCCGGAGGACGTAGCCCAGCGTTGGATGGCCTACGCGCCGGAGATAAAGCGCGAGGCCGCCAAGCGGTGGCTGTATCACTTCTTCGTCCAGGCGTGGCCGCAAGTGGACCCGGCTCCATTGGTTTCGGGCTGGCATCTCCAGGCGATAGCGGAGCATCTCGAGGCCGTCTCACGGCTGGAGATCAGGCGCTTGGCCATAGCCTGCCCCCCCGGCTCGTCCAAGTCGTGGATGACGTCGGTAGCGTGGCCGGCGTGGACCTGGATTCATGACCCGGGCTCCAAGTGGCTTACCTCGTCCTACTCCCACGATCTGTCCACGAGGGACGCTGTGCGCTCCAGGCGGCTCATGAACTCGGCATGGTACCAAGCCAATTGGGGGCCTCTCTTCGAGTTCGTTGGCGACCAGAACACGAAGCAACGGTACGAGAACAACTTTGGAGGCTTCCGCGTGGCGACGTCCGTCTCTGGGCTCGGGACGGGAGAAAGGGCTGCGTTTGTAGTTTGCGACGATCCGCACAACGTGCTGGAAATCTACTCGGACATCAAGCGCAAGGCTGTGGTCCGGTGGTGGAACGAGTCCATGTCCACGCGCATCGTGGACCCGGCCACGTCAAGGCATGTGATCATCGCCCAGCGCATCGCAGAGGACGATCTGATTGGGCACGTCCTGGAGCAGGGCGGATACGAATACCTGTGTCTGCCAATGGAGTACGACCGCAAGCGCATGGTCTCGACGTCACTCGGCAACCCGGACAAGCGCACGAAGGACGGCGAGCTGCTTCATCCTGAGCGCTTCGGCCCGGATGCCGTAGAGGAGCTGAAGCTACGCCTAGGCGCGTTCGGTGCAGCCAGTCAGCTTCAGCAGCAGCCCTCGCCCCTCGGAGGCGGTGTGGTCAAGCGCTCGTGGTGGAAGTTCTGGGACGTGGACAACGCGCCCGCGAAGTACGACCAGGTGATAGACACCTGGGACTTGGCGTTCAAGGATCTGACGACGAGCGACCCCGTAGCCGGGCTGAAGCTCGGCCGGATCGGGGCAGCGGTTCACATTCTTGAGCTTGCTCACGGGCAGATGGACATCGTGGAGACTCTGGTCGCCGTGCGGGGGCTGGCGATGCGGAGGCGGCCCAACGCGATCCTGATCGAAGACAAAGCCAACGGCCCGGCTGTGGTCTCGTTGCTCCAGCACGAGCTCCCTGGCATCCTGCCGGTGACTCCCGAGGGCGGGAAGGAAGCGCGCGTGGCGTCGGTGGCCCCCATGGTGGAGGCGGGGAACGTGCTGCTGCCTGGACGTCGGACCGCTGACGCCTGGGCCCCGGCATATCCTTGGGTCGCTGACCTGATCCACGAGGCAGCGATGTTCCCTCGCGGCGGGCACGACGACATGGTTGACGCCTTGGCCCAGGGGTTGAACTACATGCGGACCGCGGTGTACGTGGCGATGGCGAGGCAGCGCGCCGAGGACGAGGTGACGCCGCCGATCAACCCTCTGGAGCAGTGGCGCGAGGAGATGATGGGCAAGATTCAGAAGAAGATCAAGGAGCAGGAGAAGCGCCAGAGACAAGAGGAGCGGTACGGCGGCTCAGATCTTCCGGGGTTCTAATGGGGCCAGTGGATCGCCAGTACCTTGACGGCTTCGCCACGGCGGCTCAGACCATCGCGGCGGACAAGCAGGCATTCACGCTCGCGGAGATTCAGCGGGCGTTTGGCTACGCCCCTGACCAAGATCACGGTCGGTCGCGCGGGGACTACAAGGGCGGCGGTGGTTGCTGCGCCTGGCTCGCCGGCTTCGATGCTGGAGTGCGGTCGGCCTACGGGCACTGAATGGACCAGATCGTAGATCCCGCCACGAGCCGGACAAAGGAGCACGACACGCTGTTGCAGTGCCTAGACCGCTGGCTCTCGGATCCGTGGATCCTGAGCGAAGCGCTGCGCACCGGACGTCGGCGGCGGGACGTGGAGATCGTGCTCGCGGCCGTGCGGTTCACGCTGGACGGCAAGGGCGGGGACGGGACGGCGGTTGATGCGCCGAGGGCGGCGCGGCTGGTCTTCGATCTGCTGGCTCAGAGGGCGGTTCGTAAGGCGGTGATACGGCACGAAATACAGCGTACTGGATACGAGGTGCCCAGGCGTGCTATAATCCAGGGGCTGAGAGAGGCGCGCCTCCACGCCAAAGCTCTCTCAAAGGAGGGTATCGTGACCGACTCACGAACCGTCGTGGAGATGCCGTCATGACAGCACTGCTCTTGCTGTTCCTGGCCGCCGCTGGCCCTCGAGTGACCGCGGACCCCACCTCAACCGCAGCCGTAGACGTCGCGTGCGCCGCGGACTATCTCTCGTATTTCGAGACGCGCTTGGAGGTGCCGTCGGACAGGGCGCTTCCGCTGGTCTACACGGCGACGTCGGACGTGGCGAACGTGGTAGTTCTCTCCGGGGACTCTCGCTCTGGCATCCAAGGTTTGTACCGCCTGGAGCGGGCCGCACAGCGAGGCCATCTCTGGACGTCGCTACCATGCCATCGGCACGAGATAGCGCATCATGCCATCACCGAGCGTTGGGGGTGGAGGGTCCTGCCCCTGTTCGTCGAGGAGGGCTTGGCCTCGCACCTGGCGTGGGGCGATGAGCACCAATTCGCACAGGTTCCGATCAGCGCTTACTACCTCAAGCGCGACCTCAGCATTTACGAGTACGGGGTGGCGCTGCGGTTCGTGGAGCGGACGTGGCAGCGTACGTCGTGGAAGCGATTCCTCGGCTGGCTTGATCGTGGGGCCAAGCTTGAGGAGTACAGGCGCACGTTCGGATTCACTCCGGAGCAGACTCAGTGATTTCTGATCCACGAGACGTGGAGCGGGCGCGGAAGGCGGCAGAGGATCTTCACTACGGCCGTTCGGGGAGGCCGGCGCACGACTTCATCGCCTTCGCTACGGGGATCGTCCTCCGCTCCTTAGAGGACTCCCGGCGCGAGGACCGGGAGGCGATCGAGCACCTCAGACGCCAAGTCTACAGAGAACGAGGCGAGGCCCTAGAAGCCGTTGAGCGCCAGGTAGCCAGAGAGGAGGAGATGGCTGGGCGGTACTCCCCTTCGGAATTGTGGTCCCGAGCTGACGCCCAGACGGCGGCTCTGTGGAGAGAGCGCGCCGAGGCCGCCGAGCGCCAGGTCGAGGCCCTGGTCCGCGAGCGGGACGAGGCGCGGTTGGCAGCGGAGAACACGGCTCATCTCGCGGCCCAGTACCAGCGAGAGTCGGCAGAATTAATGGCCGGACTCGACCGGATGCGTGCTGAGCGGGACGAGGCGCGAGCGATGCTGAAGATGGCGCTGACGGGGCCAATGGAACCGTGGTTGGACAAGCTAAGGGTGGACGTGTGAACAGAGCTTGCCTCTATAGCGAGGCGAGGCCCGCCAGTGGGAACGCTGGCATTTTGCCCCCTCTCAAGGAGTGCCTATCGCCTGAAGCATCGCTACCTTTGACGAAGGTAAACGACGTGACGTACCGTACCGTGGGCGTGCAGTCCAAGCATGAGCGTGCCGTCAACCCGCCCCAAGACCGGGGGAGTTCTCTGTACCGGGAGCGCGTCACCTGTACGCCCACACTTCTGACCCTCACAGGAGAATCGAATGACTGACGAGACGGCCGCGCCGACCGCGGAAGCAGAGGCCACAGAGGTCGAAGAGACGGCAGAGGTAGAAGCCGCCTCCGAGACGGAGCGGGCCGAGGACGCAGAAAAGCCGGAGAGCGAAGGGACGGACGAGTCCGCCGAGCAGGAGCAGGAGCAGGTAGACCTGCTCAAGAAGTTCAAGGGTGACATCAAGGCGGCGGATCGGTCGTACTGGCACGCCGTGAACCGGGCCACGCGCGTGCAGGACGAGAACCGCGTGCTACGCGAGCGGCTCTCAGAGCTGGAGCAAGGATCGAAGGCTCGCCCGGCCGAACGGGAAGAGCCTCGCACCGAGGAACCCCTGACGTCGGAGGACATCAAGCGCATCGACATGGAGCTGTCTGAGGTCGATGGCGAGATGAAGCAGGCCAAGACCGATTACGAACAGGGGTTGCTGGACATCGGTGAGGCTGACAAGGCCATAGCCAAGATCGAGGGCAAGCTCGAGGATGCGCTCGAGGAACAAAAGCCGGCGCTCGAAGCGCGGCTCGAGGCGGCCAGGGTGAAGCGGCTCCAGATCATCAGGGACGCCAAGGGGGCGCTCCGTTGGCATCAGGAGGCCAAGCATCGCGGCGGGCGACTCCGGGCCGAGCGCTCTACCGCAGAGCGCATGGTCAAGATGGAGCAGACCAACGCGCAGAAGGTCGAATCGGAGCGCATGGAGGTGTACCGCGACTTCCCCGTGGAAGTGGATGCGATGTTCGAGCAGGCGTGCATCGACTTGGCGGTGTCGAAGGAAGACCGCGAGGACTTCTGGGAGATTGTAAACCAAGACCTCATGGCCAAACTGTGGGCGGCCGGAGCTCAGGGGCACAGCATCGCGGACGTGAACGTGGAGGGGATCATCAAGGGCCGGGTGCAGAAGCTCATGGCGCGTATCGACGGCGGCCGGGGCGAGTTCGCCAAGAAGTCGAAGGAGGCCCTGGAGCGGGCGAAGGCGAGCGGGACCAAGGTCGTGGCCCCCGGCTCTCGGGCGGTGGTGGGTAAGCCGAAGCCGGATCAGATGGCCATCGCCCGTGCGGCGCTGCTCAAGCGGGGGCTGTGAGCCCTTGACTCAAGCCCATGAGGAAGCGTAGGATCTGGGCGATGGCGAAACGTGGCCGAGCCGCCCAATGGGCCCGAAACCCGAAGGCGGAATTGCTTGCTAGAGCCAATCTGTCCGTCTCGGGCTGTTGGGAATGGCAGGCTGCGACGCAGAACCAAGGCTATGGCGATCTGGGCTTTGGTGGGAAACGATGGCTAGCTCACCGACTGAGCTACACGCTACTCGTTGCTCCAATCCCGGACGGGCTGACCATAGATCACCTGTGTCGAAACAGGCGTTGCATCAGGCCAGACCATTTGGAAGTGGTCCCGATGAAGGAGAACATCCTTCGTGGTACCAGTGCCTCGGCGAACAATGCGCGCAAGGCGGTGTGCCCTCGTTGCGGTAACACCTACAGCCGCGATTCAATTCGTGGCTGGAGGCGTTGCCGGACGTGTTACAACGACTGGCATAGGGCTCACAGAGCCCGACAGCGTGACGGACGACCCGCACGCTCGTTCGACGTACCAGGCCAAGCGGAGCCGACCTCGAGCTTGTCACTGGAAGTGGGCCAGGCGTTCTGGTCCAAGTTCATTGGCGACCTTGTGCGTACGTAATCGTGCGCGCATGGCCTAAACGAGGTAAGTCGAATGGCTACTGGAGCCTCAATCCTTTAGGGGCTCGTTAAACCCTCTCTGATCAAGCTGAACCCTGAGATTGGGAACAGACTGCAAGCAGGCACGAGCCGGGCAGCAGTAGAGACTAAGCGAGAGGGCACCGAAAGGTGATGCGATAGTCCGTCCTCTGGCGAAGGCGAAGCCGGAGAGGCTGGCGGAAACGACCAGCCCGGTGAGGTGAGCGTAGTCTCACAGGTAACAGCAGAGTCGAGGACATTAGCACAGAACTGAAGAACCTCTAAAAAAGGGTGGAGGTTTAAAACCCTCTCTGATTGACTTGGACCCTGAGATGGGAACAAGGCGGAAGGCCAGTGGCCACCGTGACAGACTGAGCGAGAGGGCCGCCGCGAGGCGGATGCGACAGTCGGGTCTGCATCGAATTGGAAGATGCAGAGGTTGGCAGAAATGACCAACCCGCGCCGCAAGGCGAGGTAACAGACCCGGATGACCCTCCGGGCTCATTCGAAGAGCCTGTCAACAAGGAGGCCCCGTATCGGGCCGCCTTGAACCGCGTCGATCTGAAGATGGTCGAAGGGATCGCGAAGATTCCGCTCGGCCTGCACTCGGCGTGGAACGTCAGCATGACGTCGGACGTCGGGACGTTCAACAGCCCTATCGACCCCACTCGGGTGCAGGGCGAAGTCACGCCGGAGCTGTTCTACGGGTCGTTCCAGATCGGCGTGAAGACCAAGATGGCCGCGAAGTCCGGGAAGTCCACGTTCCATCAGGGTGGGACGATGGCGGACCGGATCGAGAAGACGGTGGAGGATTTGGGGAAGTACATCAACCGGGTGTACGCGGGCAGCAACCGCGGCGCGCTCGGGGTGGTGGAGGCGGACGGCGCGAACACGATCACCTTGGCTCGCCCCATCGGGGCGATCCTCGTGAACGTGAACATGCGCATCGAGGTTCGGGACGCGCTGACCGCGGGCGCGATCCGGGACTCGCTGTCGAACCGCACGATCACGGCGCGCAACAAGGACACTCGGGTCATCACGTACGGCGGTGCTAACCAGACCGCCGTGGCCGGGGACTTCGTGTTCATGGCCGGCTCCTACGGCCGGACGGTGAACACGCTCAACGACATCGTGGATGACGGGACGACGGTGGATTCGATCTTCGGCCAGTCGCGCACGACCTACCCATCGCTGAAGGCGATCGTGCTCGGCAACGGCGGAACGCTGCGGAACCTGGACGAGCAGCTCATCCTGAAGGCCATCGACGAGCCGCGGCGTGAGACCGGGAAGAAGATCACCCGCGTGCTCAGCAACTCGGGGCAGGCTCGCAAGTACGTGGAGTTCGTGGCTCCCGACCGGCGCTATCCGTTCGCGCCGGGGCAGAAGACGCCGCAGTACGGCATCGGCTACGAAGACGGCAGCCTGCCGATCGTGGCTCCTGGGGTTAACGCCAAGCTCGAGGTGGACTTCGACATCCCGACCAGGCAGATGTACTTCCTGGCCTGGGACGTGTTCGGGCTCTACCAGGCCATGGGCGTGGACTGGATCGACGACGACGCGCTGCTGAAGATGGTCCCCACGGACGGGGGCCACAAGGCGGGGTTCTTGGCGTACGTCGGTTGCGTGGAGAATCAGTTCTCCACGATGCTGGCGTGCAACTCCAAGCTGTCGGATCTTCGCGATCCGATCTACGACTGAGGTAGACCAGCGTAAGTAGCTTCACCGGAACGCCGCGATTCCAGGCGTGACAGGCCGGAGAGGACGGCCAAAACGGAGGATGCTCCAATGATCGTAAGCCGAAACATCGACTTCTCCCGCGGGGCCATCGGCCCAGGGATTCTCTCCAACCGAGACGTGGACTTCAACCTGGATCTTCAGACGTTCCGTGGCGATCGTCCGATCAGGCTCAACTCCCGCAACTGGACTGGCACTGGCGGCTCGCACATCGGGTTCCAGGCGAAGCCGGCTCAGGCCACTTCGATGGCCAACAACGTGATCGGGTGTGAGATCAGTCCCCGGCTCAACTCCGGAGTGGCTCTCACTGGAAGCGGATCCATCATCGGGGCACACATCGATGCCTTTCTCCGGGGCACGGCTGCCGGCACCGTGGCCGGCGACGTACGGGTGCTCAACCTCGAGGCGGTGACGGATGACGCGGGGACGCGGACCATCAGCGGCAACGTGTCCATGTTGCGGTTCCGAGCCGCGTTCTCGGCCACGACGATCACCGGGAAGTTTGTCCCCATCCGGATCGAGGCCGCAGAAGCGCAGACGAACAGCAAGCAGTTCGATGCCGTGCTCGAGTTGCCGGGGACGGTCGGTGGAGTGTGGCACGACACCCAGACGTCGGCCACCGGGGCAGGGTTCATCAAGGTGCTGGTCAACGGCAACGCGCGGTACATCACCCTGACGTCCGGAGCTCCCAGCTAGATCATGACTCCAGAGAAGATCCGAGAGCGTATCCAGGGGTTGCTGGGGCGACGCGACGAGGCGCTCGCCCTGGCGCACTCCCTCGACGGTGCGGTGCAGGACTGCGAGTATTGGCTTAAGGAGCTAGAGAAGGATGGCCAAGAAGAAGGACGAGCCGAGGCCGGAGCCGAAGCCAACTCCGGTGACAACGACAACGGACATAGCGGTGGACTTGGACTCAGCCTTGTCTCTGCTGGACACGAAGGTGGCGCTCCCGTTGTCGGACATGCTGGCGGGGCTGAGGCGGAAGGACCGTAGCGCGGTCCCGCCAGTCCACGTCAGTGCCGCCGGGTTCACGGCGTGCGAGCACGCGCTGCTGGCGGTGAACCGTTCCCTCGCGCCGCTGTACATCGCGGTCGGCAAGGACATCTCGGTGTCGCTGAAGCAGCAGGCGATCGACTTGGTGTCAGCGTGCTTCAAGCAGAAGGAGGGCGGCACGGCTCCCAATGAGCCGGTGGAAGAGTAGATGCCGCTCCCGTCCTGGCTTCTGGAGCCGAACGCGACCAAGCGTGTCGGGCCGATCCCTCACGGCATAGCGGGCTCGCGTTGGACCGCCCCCGGCTGGAGACTCGTCGGGGAGGACCACTACACAGCCATCCCGGTTCCAGGGTACGAGATGGATCCTGACATCCTGCGGGCCATCCGCGTCTTCGACCCCGGAGCCGTGCCCATCTGGAGAAAGCAGCTTTGGCTCGCGCCGGGGAAGAACGACCAGCCGGCGTTGTTCGTCCATCATGCCCTCGCCCGGTGGGTGGCGCATCCCAGGGCCTACGAGCTCAGGCTGAAGCGGCTGGAGTTGCCGAACGACTGGAGCGGCCCGGTCCCCAACGTCATAGACGTGGTGCTGGAGAACTCCGACTGCGCTCGGGTGCTGAAGCACGGCGGGCCTGGGATGTACATCGAATGGGACGACTGGCTTGAGAAGTTCTGCCGCCGGGCGTGGGAGGAAGTGAGCCTCAAGCGGTTTGACTCCGCGATGAAGGCGCTCCAGGCGAAGCGTGAGGCCGAGGCGGCCAAGGAATGGCGGTCGCTCGAGGAACGGCGTATTGACCTGGACGACTGGATCGTCCGGCAGCGAGAACAGGGTAGACTTAGCCGTGACAACTGGTTGGAGTACGAGCACAAGAGGAAGCAGATCATCGTCGGCAAGAGCCGAGTGATGGCGTTCCTCAACGGTGGATCCGGGCCGACCCTGGATCAGGAGGCAATGGCATGAGCAGTGCGACGATGAGCGTGGCCGGACTCGGCGTGGACTTCGAGCGCAAACGGCAGTTCGTGATCGGGTGGCCTGGGGACGAGGAGTGGATCGAAGTCTGCTGGGACGGCCGGATCACCTGGATCCCCGGACGGGGAACGGTGGCGGACACGAAACGCAACAGCCGCTTTCGGTGGCCCGCAGCCAAGACTTCATCTGGACAGCCCATCCCGGGGACGGTCTGCATCGAAGACGAGATGGCGGTGAACGACTTCGGGACGGTTACGAAGAAGTTTGATGCCCTGGCGTACTGCAAGGGCCTCGCGTCTCAGACGTTGCTGATGCAGCGTGGGCTGATCATCGTGGACGACGTGACCAAGCTGCCTGCGATCTGGGAACAGGCGCGGGAGTTGTGGGAGGCCGCGGAGGACAAGAACGCCGAGCTGATCTTGCGGCAGGAGCTCGAGCGCATGGCTAGGTGGGACAGCAAGGGCCAGCCTGCGCCGCCGCCGCCGAACGTGGCAGAGATCAGCAGGGCCAAGGAGCACATCGAACGCCGCCGGGAGACGGGCAAGATCAAGTCGTTCACCAAGGATGACCTGCTGAAGGCGCTCAACATCACGGTGCCGTCGCTGCCTTCCGTTCCGGTGTCGTTGCCTGCGGCGGCCCCGCCGGAGCCGCCCCCGGAGCCCCCGGACCTGTCTGGGGTGGAGGGATCGTTCCTCCCGGAAGATCCGGAGGAACGGAAACGCGCGGCGTTGGCGGGGGTGAGGAAGAACCTCGTACGTCGCGGTCGGTAGTCAGACTGCTGTCGGGGGTGACCCATGAACGTCACGGAAATCATCGACCAGGTGATGCAGCGGACGGATGGGATCACCCCCGCTGATGCCGACTATGCGGATCGACGTCAGAGGATCCTTGAGTATCTACGAGAAATCGTGGCCGAGGTCTGGTTCTACAGGCAATGGCGGTGGCGACGGCGCTCGGCGACGATCACCTTCCTGGCCAACACGCCAACCGCCCTCACCCCGACTGACTTTCTGGACATCGGTCCGTACGGGTCGCTGACGCGCTCCGATGGCGTGCAACTGGAGTGGGTCCCCGAGTCCAGGATCATCGTGAGCCGTAGGAGCGGGTTCACCACGGCGAGCCCCGAGTGTTACTCCGTCTTCGGCCAGGACGATGAGACGCCGTTCTTGCAGCTTCTTCAGATCGAGACGAACAACGTGGAGATCGCCCTGCAACTGGAGTACGAGACCACGGTGCCGACGCTGTTAGAGACGGATGCGGACACCATAGCGGAACTCAACAAGATCCCACAGGCGTACCATCAACTCGTTTTGGTCCCTGGGCTACGTTACAAGACGGAGGCCAGCAAGGGAGACGGCAAGAGCGCTCAGAGCCTTGCAGAGTACCAGCGCGGGCTGAAGTACATGACGGAGATCGAGCGCCGGGGCAAGGACACGCTTTTGCGGCTGCCGTCGTTCTTCGGTGAGGGCTGGTACCGATGAAGTGGACGCCGACCCCGGACAGTAAGCCGTTCACGTACCGGGTGGGGATGGGGGACATGCCTGGGTTCCGTGGCATGGACCGGGATTCCGATCCTGGGGCCGTGGCTCCAACGCGCTTTCATCTGCTACAGAATGCTCGCCTAGACGGGCCTCCGCAATCGAGGCGCGTGATCTGTCGTGGTGGCCAGAGCAAGCTGCACACTGCTGCTCTGAGCAAGACGCCGCGCGGGATCTTTGAGTTTGGGTTGGACCGTGGTGGGGACGGAGGGAGTTCCACAATCTCAATGCGACCAGACATCGTTCTCTTGGCTAATGCTCCTGCCGATGCGTCGTTCGGGTGCGGGTTTATGGCTGACGGCGTGATCTTCGGGAACAACCCGCAAGGTGCGTTGAACCATGTCCCTGGCGATGTAGGCGCTGCGGCGGTACCAGGGTACGTCTCATTCGTCCCCTGTGCTGTTCAAGTGGAGCAGGGAGAATTTGACCGTACGGTGAGGCTTCAGCGGAAAGGCACGTCTCTGGACAAGGGAGGGGCCAAGGATCGGCTCGAGCGCGATCCGACGTTGGGGTTCCGGCGGAACACGGTAAGCTCTCGGGTCGGGTACTTCATGGCGGTCGGAATCACCTACGATGGTGCCACCGCAGGTGACCCGGCGTTCATCCGGATCTATCAAGTAAGCCCTTCGGACACCAGGGCCAACGAAAGAGGCGCGCTCTCTATCTCAGTGGCGGCACAGCTTGAGTTTACCGGGACGACACTTGCCGCCGGACAGGGCAGGTTCATCACCGACGTCATCCCGTACCGAGGTGGAATCCTTTTCGCGCTCAAGACCAAGACTGCGGCAAACGGTGACACCACTCAGGTTTGGAAGTGGAGCCCGGCGAACGGGTTCACGCTGTTGCGGTCCACGGCCACGTCCCTTGCTCACTGCTACCTTGCGGCGAGCTCGGATGCGGTGGTGGCGTTTCACACCACGGCTTTTGACGACGTGACCATGACGATTCCCACCTTGGCGACCAACATCGTGGAGTGGGCCTTCGACCCATTTACTAGCTGGCAGTCAATCTCTCTCGACGCGGCCGTGGTGGACCGCTTCAGGGCCGAAAGCGCGTTCTTCTGGAGGAACAAGTTCTATTTCGGTGGCTCTGGCATAGAGACGGCCTACGTGTTGCTGGACACAGAGGCGGACAACGCCCACACGGGACCAGCGATGTACGCATGGACGCTCGGCGCAGCCACGGCGAGCGTCCTCTCCGGAAGTTTCGTGAAGCCGTGGCCTACCACGCCGTGGGTTGGAAGCGGTCTGCAAGCGAGGTTCGGCCAGGGCTACACGGCATTCGCGGTGCTCGGGCGGTCTCTGTATGCGCTCTACGAAGACTCCCCCCAGAACCCAGGCAGCGGATTCCAAGCGCTGTTCACTCGCTTCTGGGTGGCCAAGTACGATGGGACCACATTCACCACACAGTTTGGGTATACGGGGGTGGGGAACTCATCTCCCGATGTCGCGACAATCCGCGCCATTGATCTGTTCTCGGGCCACGGCAGATTGTACGCAGTGGGGCAGCTATCAAGTTCCACTCTGCGCCTCGGAACTTCAGTGGTGGATAACGCTTCGAGTTGGGCTTTCACCGGTTCAGCCGGAAGTACGTTTGCGAGTTCCAACATAGGTCAGGGCCATTGCGGCCTGGTGTTCTAGGTGCTCATCGTCCCGCAGCTAAGCTCGGACGGCACAAAGGCGCTGAGCCGGAAGCGCCTTGATGACGCCGCGTTCAGCGCGCTCACCATCCCCGTGGACGTCGCGGTCAGCGGCGGGCTACGTCCGTCCGGGCAAGAGATCCTCGGGCGGCTGTACATCGTCGGGCACTACGTACCGGGGCTGGTGGTGGGCGAGGACGCAGACTCCCCGACGTGGCGGCTTGGGATAGAGCCTCCGGCTGTCGCCCCGACGCTGGCGGTGGACACCACGCCTACCGGGGGTACGGGGCTAACCGGACCAGCGCTTGGGCGGTGGCGCTTCGCGCACAAGAGGGATGGCCGCCTGATCGCGGCGTCCCCCATGGGCCCGGTATCGAACCTGATCAACTTGGTGTCACAGGCTCGGAAATGGACCAACCAGCCGAAGAACGCTTCGGTGCGGGTCACGCATCTCCAGGCAATGCTCTCCCAGAACGGAGGGCTGTTCCGACTCGCATGGGAACTCGAGATTGGGGCCATGGGCTCGAGCTTCACCGAGACCGTGCCAACGCTTGCCCTGGGAGACGCGGCCGACGAAGATGCGCAGCCGATGGTCTCCGCTGAGATCATGGCGGTGTACGCGCAACGTGCTTGGTACGCTCGCTTCGGGAAGGACAAGTACCGGGTGGCGTTCTCGGCCCCCAACGACCCCGAGATCATAGACGGGTTCGTGGAGACGCTGGACCGCTCGCCGGTTGTCGGCCTCGGGCCGCGGAGTGACGAGCTCATTCTGTTTGGCGCGCACTCCATGCAGGCCGTGCGGGGGTTCACCGCCTCAGACTTCGTGGTCCACTTCGTACACCATTCGATCGGAACGGTGTCTCATCACGGGATCGACAACATTCACGATCAGCTCTGGTTCCCGTACCTTGACGGCGTGTACGTGTACAACGGGGGGATACCTTTCAACGCGGCAGAGGCTATAAAGCCGCTGTGGGAATCCGACTTCAAGGCCAACCCCACAGCCTACTACGATTCCATCGCGTATCACGACGACTTCAAGAGCATCTACAAACTGCTGGCGCCACGGACGGAATCGCCAAAGAGCGTGTGGTGGATCGGCAACTATCATGACTTCTACCGGGGGGAGGGCGAAGTCATGTGGATGGTGGATGCGCGGAACCGCGACGACGTTCAGGGGCTCCTCTCGAGACAGATCGGGGACACGGTGGTTGTCTCTGCCACCGACAAGTTTGTGCGTAAAGAGGACGTGGCCACGAATGGCGATGACGACGGGGACACGTACAACAAGCTGCTGATCGTCAGGCACGGCGTGAACTTCTTCGGGACCCCTGGCGGCATGAACGAGGAGGGCAAGTCCTATCCGTTGCTCTACACGTTCCTCGAGAGCGAGCTCACCGCGTGGCGTCTCAACGTGATTGCTGGGGACAACACGGGGATCGTTCAGGCGATGCGCCCGGACAACATCCTGGCTTGGTGGAAGGAAGACGTCGCCGCGAGCGCGCTCACCGAGACGCGGGACATCGGTGGGGTGGATCATGACCTGGTGTTCACGCCAAAGGACGCGCACATCCACTATCCGCAGCGCGTGTCGGGAAACGGGCTGTTGATCGAAGTGCGAGCCACGGCACCCAAGGGCCTCGTGTACTACGGCTACGGCGGATGGTGGGTGCCGGGACCTACCGGAAGGCCGCCGGCAAGCGACGATCCAGAGGGTGGCGCTCCGGTGGGCGGCGGTGGAGGATTCGGGGACACGCCGCCTCCGTCAGAGGGGGAATGATCGTGCTTGACACCGCGCAAGTTGTGGCCGCACAATACGTCACGAGAAGCGGCGCAGTCGCGCCCTTTCCTGGCCAGCGGGCCGACCCCGATAGCCCGAGGGGCATGGCGTCGCGGGAGAGCACGCGATGGCTGTGAACTACAGGCCGGGAGTCAAGATGCCATCGCAGCGCCCTCCGGGCGGTGGCTCCATGCAGCAGACGCTCACCCCCATCCCGGCGCGAGAAAGAACTCCGTATACGGTACGCCCGCAGAACCTCGCGCCTGGATACGTCATGGGTCCGGACGGAAGGCCCGTGTGGGTGGGAGAACGTGAGGCGGCGCGACAGCGGGGTGGCGGCCCCGGGTTCGGTGGATCGAACGTCCCAGGGTCGGCCGGTATCGGCGGCGGGGGAGGTGGTGGAACCGACGTCGGGGCATGGCTGAAGTCCATCATGGGAGGCGGCGGGGGAGGACCCATCGGAGGCGCAGGGATCGGGGAGGCTGGAGGCACAACCATCTCTGCTCAGGCTGATCCGCGGCTCGAGGCGCTGCAGAAGCGGTACACCGATTGGCTCACTCAGTACGAGCAGGGTACTGGGCACGCCTCTGAGGTCGCTGGCCAGCGCGCGCAAGAGGCGTTGATGGGTGGCCGCAAGATGATGGAGGAGCGCTCTGCGCTCACCGGGCGGCCCATTGATGAGACGCGCTACGCCGCCGAGGTGGCTCGGGCCGGGGCCGGTGGCGCTGCCGCCGAGGCGTTGCGGCGAGAGGAAACGCTAGGCCAGGCGATCAGCGGCGGGTTGCCACTCGCCGGGTCGGTGGGTGAGGCGCAGCGGGCGGAAAAAGGGCTTGGGCTTCAGGCGCGCGGCCAGGACATTCAGGCGCGGCAGGCAGAGGCGCAGATCGCTCAGTCGAGACTGGATCAGTTCCTTAGACTGCTCCAGGCCATGGGCGGGTTCTAGGGGAGGGCAAGGTGGCTCAGATCAGGGCGACGTATCCGGGTGGGACGGGGCTCACCGAGGTCTCGGAAGGCGGCGGCGGGATGGTCGGCGGCAACGTCGGCATCGGGGACTTCTGGGGTGCGCTGCTCAACCGCAGGCTTCAAGAGGCGGAACGCCGGAGGCAGATGGAAGAGGCGGTGTTCAAGGAAGACCTTGCCATGAAGCAGCTCCAGCGCCGTGGCATGACGCAGGCCGCTCATGCCGGAGACCTGGGTTCGAGTGGCATGGGGATGGATGCCCAAGCCAGGATGAAGGAGACGCGGGCGAGGATCGCTGCTGCGGACACCTCCATGGGAAGAGCCCCCACGGCCCCGACGTTCATCGGCGGTCAGTGGGCCGGGTACCAGGCCCAGCCCGGGGCGATGACGGGGATACAGCGGCAGATGTTCATGCCTGCGGAGTCGCGCTTTGCCCCTGGGGCAACGACCACGCCGAGAGAGGTCGAAGAAGCTGGAATCAGAGCCCGGCAGGAAGAGGAAGACCGCATGAAGCGCCTGTTCCCAGGCCGGTTCTAAGGAGCGCCCAATGAAGAGACTCGCCCTAGCGATTCTGGCCCTGGTTCTCTCGACGTCCGCCGCGGCTCAGGAGGACCGTACCGCACGGTGGATGACCAAGTACGATCTGGACGCCAACACGTTCACGTACTGCGTGGTGCTTGGTAAGGACGGCAGCCCGTGGGGTGCGCCGATCGCGGGGCCGGCGCTCATCGAAACCAGCGGCTCCAGCACGACCGTGACGGCGGTCACAGCGAGCTCGGGGCCATTCACTGAGTTGGCGGTCAAGGACATCATCATGGTCAAGCCCTCGCCAGCGAGCGAGGCGTGGAACGTGGTGACGATCACGGCCAAGGCTTCGGACGATTCGATCACGGTGGACACCGCCGTAGACTGGAGCGCCGGATCTGGCTTCTCGTTCCAGTACCTCAAGACGTCTTGCGGCACGGACGCCAACTCGGGATGGATCGACGTGTCCGGGTTCGTGTTCAAGACGATGCTGATGGAGTGGAACCAGGGCGATCTGGACGCGCTGCAGGCGCGGTGGGAATGCCGAGCCTCAGCCATCGGATCGCAGCCCGTGGTGATCTATCCTGGGGAGAGCGATGGCTGCGGCGGTGGCACGCTCGCCAGCGGCGTGTGCGAATTCGCCACAGCCGGCGAGACGGCGCGACTGGGCATAGGCGACGAGTTCCCGTGGCTGGAATGCAGGATCGGGGTGAGGTACAAGACGACCGATACCGCAGACACCGGGAGTAACCTTGAGTCCATCACGGCGTCGGTAACGGGGCGCACTCGGTGACCCTGCTCGCTCTGGCGTCCCTGCTGTTGCTCGAGGTCGCGGGCACCGGGGGAAGCGCGCCGAAGTCGGAGGGTGGCAACGCTCCGTCCTTGGCCAGCGCCGTCCTCGCCTGCTACAACTTCAACGAAGCCGGAGGAGACCGCTCTGACTCCGGTCCAAACGGTTTGAAGCTCACAGAGAATGGCACTGTGGGAGCGGTGAGCGGTGTAGTCGGAGATGCGGCGTCGTTCGATGGGATTGAGGCCAACTTCCTCGATCACGCTCACACCGATGTGCTGTCAAACATCTCTGACGACTTCGCGGTGACGGCGTGGGTGAACCTGTCGAACAAGGCCACGAACCAGTGCATAGCTGGGAAGTTCCATTCCGCGGGTGAGGCGATGAGCCCAGCGGAATGGACCCTCTGTTACTTCCTGGGGCTTGGTGATCGCTTCGGGTTCCTCTTCTATCCGGTGTTCAACCTGTCGCCGTTCAGCGCCGTGTTGGCGGATACGTTTGGGGCGCCGGACGCCGCGACGTGGTACTTCCTCTATGGCGAGTGGGACAACGCGCGTGGCGTCATGTGCATCTCGGTGAACAACGGGCCAAAGGACTGCAAAATGTACCAGGCCCCGCTTGGACGTAGGTCTGTGGTCGCACCGTTCACCGTGGGGAAGATCGACCACAGCACGACGCCAAACCAGCTTTGGGGCTTCGTGGACGTTCTAGCGCTCTACCGTCGCAAGCTGAGCAGAACGGAGTTGGCGACGATGTACAACAGCGGAAATGGAGCGGCTTGCCCATGAGAACCAGACTCACGTGTGCCCTCGTCGCGCTTGGCCTTGCTGCCTCCTCGGTTGAGGCTCGGGAGTTGGATCAGTCTCGGCTGAGGTCGCTCAAGGCGAAGCGCGACTACACATTGCTGCGCGGCCCGCGCGTGGCGTCCCTCGGCTACTACTATGCTGACCCGGACGTAGCGAAGGCGGGGAGCGGCGGCGGTGGCAGCGGCGCTTCGGCGTGGGGGGACATCACTGGAACGCTCTCCGACCAGACGGACTTGCAGAGCGCACTCGACGCCAAGCCGGACTTGGGCGACCCAAATGTGTGGACCGGGGTGAACACGTTCGGAGCGGCTGCTGCGGCTGCCAACAGCATCGCGCTCAACGAGACGGCAGGTTGCATTACGTGGGAGGGGTTGACGGCCGACACCATCCAGGGACGGCTGTGCGTCACCGACCCGACAGTCTCGGACAAGACGTGGACACTGCCTAACAGCACCGGCACCGTCGCGCTTGTCGAGGTTAACAACAGCTTCACGGTGGCCCAGACTCTGCAAACGGGGATCTTTGGGACGAACATCACACTCGTCGCCAACTCTGGACTGAACCTGAGCGCGACCAACGGTTTTGTGGACTGGGGAGCCACCATTGGCGGAATCAATGCGCGCGCTGCGCCGACGCCCGACACTCTGGAGTTCTACACGGGTACGGCCAGCGAAGCGATTCACGTGCTACAGCTCGGTGACGTGGGGTTCGATCACCAAAACGGGCCTTGCGGCACGAGCGTGTGTACCGATCCGACGTTCATCGTCCGCAGCCATAACCAGGCGACCGGCGAGTTCACTGCGACGCAGGCCGGGGCTCTCACCACCCGCATATCCAAGGCGCTGACGGAGGCGGGCGGGGCGGAGGTAGCCTTCCAGATCACTCTTGCCACGACCCAGATGACGGGCGGGGAGGTGTTCTACACCGTCCGGGCGACAGACGCGACTGATCTCGTGGCCCGCAACGGCTCGGTCAAGTTCGTGACGATTGACGCCGCCGGGGCTGTGACCGCCACGCTGTCAGGTGCCAGCGAGGCTGCGGATGGTTCGGTCCTCATTGCTACCGGGGGCGCGACGCTCACGTATGCGATCACTGCCGACGTCGCCACGGCCAACGTGTTCAAGCTCGCTTTCAACATCGACTCGTCGCTAGTGGTGTCTGCCGCGTCGATTGACTACCTGGTGATCCTGACTGGTCCGGGTGCAGTGACACCGCAGTAATGGAGAAAGAAATGAAGAAGCTTTTGTTCGTGGGACTGCTGCTGCTGGCTCCGATTGTCGAGGCCCAGGAGACGTACTCACTGTCAGCCACGGCGGCGCAGGTGACAGACTTGCAGGCCATAGTGCAGGCCAGCAACGAGAAAGTGTGCAACCGATTCGCTCTTGCGGATAGCTGCACTCAGGCCCAGGCGTGTACGGCGGCCGGCGCTCCGGGTGGGGCGAGTTGTACTGCGGCACAAGCGCGGTCTGTGAATGTCCGGGTGTTCCCGAACACCCAGGCAGGACGAGAGGAGTTCGTGACGTTCGTGGTTGCTGCTCCGCGATTCCAGGATCTTCGCGCCGGCATTCTCGGGCACAATAGAGAGAAGTTCTGCGCGTTCTGGGCAACGGCGACTCGGGGGCAGAAAGACGGGATCTGCACGGCCGCCGGGCGTGCTGCCGGGTGTGAGCTGTGCCCGTAGTCAGAGCGGCGTGGCGAGTCTTGGCTGTGATGCTTCTGGCTGTCTCATTGCGCGCCGAGGCAGCAGACCCGCCAATCTTCATTCGACACAACAGAGCCACGGGAGAGGCAGAGCCGTACAAAGCACCGATGGGGGCGTACCCGTTTGCTGGGCTGCCAACCTGCGACTCTAGTCTACAGGGCGAAATCGCGTGGGACACGACAGGGCTGCTCTGGCGAGTCTGTGACACGAACGTCTGGCGCTTCCCCTCCCCGCTCACGACAAAGGGGGACATCCCGGTGTTCGACGGCGGGACATCGCAGCGTCTCCCGGTGGGGACCAATGGGCAGGTAGTGACCGCCGACTCGACAGAGACGCTCGGGGTCAAGTGGGCAGACGCACCCGGTGCCTCGTCTCTCCCGGCCGGGCTGATCGTGCTGACGCTGTCGAGTTGCCCGAGTGGGTTCAGTGAGGTGTCTTCTCTGGACGGGAAGTTCGTGCTTGGGACACTCGCGGCACACGCGGACGTCGGTACGACTGGCGGGGCGGACACTATCTCCACCGTACTCAACCACACTCACGTCACCGACGTGACCGACCCGGGCCACAACCATACCCAGAACTCTCACAACCACACGCAGGACGCCCACCAGCACGGCATGGCTGAGGGCACAACCGACGGCTCTGGGACGTTCATGGACAGATCGAATGCCGCCGCAGCGACGTCTGCTGTGACTGATCTCGCCACGGCGACCAACCAGGCCGCCACCGCCACCAACCAGGCGAATACGACAGGCGTCACAGCATCGACGCAGAACCCGGCGGGGGGGGTCGCGACGATCGACAATCGCCCCGCATTCGTCAAGGTGATCTTTTGTTCCAAGGACTGAGGCGGTGCGTTGCGGCAATTGCGTGGGCACAGGGCCGGTGAAGTCAAGTGTCCATGTCGCTGGTGCCAGAAGTGGCGGAAGGTGCAACTTGAGATGGCGCGACAGCGGATGACAGCAGATGAGCCGAGCAAAGGGCATAGCGGGCCTTGCTGTGCTTGTGTTGGGCGTCTCATGGCTGAGCGTGCTGACGCTAAAGAAGCGCGGGCCGCAAAGGCCGGGACGGCTCGTGGTGTCCTACGTCGTAAGGGAGATTGACGTGAAGAAACTCAGCTTGTTCGCGCTCCTGGCAATGACGGCCACGGCCGAGGGCCAGGTAGGCGTGTTCGCGCATCTCACGTGGCAGGACAAGAGCAACAACGAAGAGGGGTTTCGCGTCTACTCCAAGGCCGAGGGAGATCCGAGCTTCACGACGATGGCCACGCTGCCGGCGGACGCCACGTCCTTCGACTCCATCTTGCCGCTGAGCCCAGGCGTCACCTACTGCTGGGCGGTCGGCGCGTTCAACGCCGCGGGCGAGAACCTGTCTCAAGAGAAGTGTGAGAAGACGCCACCGCTACCGGGCCCCACGGTCCCGACCGCTCCGGATGGGCTGGCGGTGACCTATACGCTCGAATCCCCGCCGCCGTCGCCATGACTTCGAAGCTGCTGCTGACCGCAAATGGAGTGGGGTTGGCGCTCTTGGCCCTGGTCCCCTCTACCGCCGATCGTTTTGAGGTCGTCTTCGGCGTCTTGGCCTCGGCGTGCGTGACGCTCGCCGGGGCGACGCTGTTCTTCATCCGAAAGTGGATGGCGGCACGAGAGGCATTCGAGTCCCAGGACTTGCAGTCTCATCACAAGATCGAGGAACGACTGTCGAGACTGGAACGCGAGCTTGCGGTGATGCGAGAGACGCTTGAGCACGTGGCGTCAGGAATGGGGCGGATCGAGGCCAAGGTGTCATGAAGAGTCTGACTGGGAATCGCATCTGGTGGATCCTGGCGGCGGTGACGTGGGCGTGCGTGCTCGCCCTCGTCCTGATGTTTCGGAGGTAAGGGCATGGACATCTTTGGACGAGAGGCGCTACGCAAGGCGTATGAGTCAGAGGTCACCTTTCTCCGGGAGAGGATCACGCAACTGGAGACGACACTCTCCCAGGTGAACGCGAAGCTGGCCGAGATGATCGAACCTGGGATCACGAACCGCGTGCAGGAGCGGGCCGCCCGAGCAGAGAGGCTCAAACGGGTGATCACCTATCCGCTCCCCGGCGCTGAGACGCCGTTCATGGAGTCTGACGACAGGGCCGAATACGTCCCTGGTACGGGAGCAGAGGAGAGTTAAGTGGCCGAAGCCGTGTCCACCGACGTCAAGGGCTATCCGGCGCTTGATTGGCGCGATGAGGACGTACGCGGGTGGGCCACTCGGCACCTTAACCCTCGGTCCAGGTTCCGCCGCTGGATCATGATCAATGCGGCCCAGAATCTATGGTTCTATCTGGGCCGCCAGTGGTTGGCTCCGGTTCCGGACGTGAGGAATCAGCAGAACTTCGTCTATGCGTTCAGGGACGTGTACCGTCAGAGCTTCGCCTCGTACCCTCGCCCAGTGACGAACCTCATAGCGCCCGCCGTGGACAACGAGGTAGCTCGCCTCGGCCGTCGTGAGCTTGTTCCGGACACCCAGCCGCGGAAGAACGAGCCCAAGCTCGAGGCGGCGGCGCGGGCGGCCAGGAACATGATCCTCTGGGAGTTGGCCCAACAGGCGTGGCCGAACACGAGAGAGGAGATCAACTTCGAGCTCGTGATGAGCGGGACCGCTGTGATGCGCAGCTTCTGGGATGAGGTCACGACAGAACTCGTGCCGTTGGCCTCAGAGGGCGCGTGCTGCTGTCCCATGTGCAAGCGGGTGTTCGCCTCCGACATGATCCCCAGGGCGTTCGCCAACTTCGGGATGCCGGGGCTAGGAGAAGACGGCGGGCCGATGCCCATGATGCACGTCGAGACGACAGAGGAGGTGGACGCGGCCGAACACGCCGGATACCCAGAAGTCCGGATGAGGCACTGCCCGTTCTGCGAGCAGCAGACGGAGTTGAAGCCGTACGAGATGTCCAAGGAGGAGGCTCGGGACGGGGAAGATCCGTTCGGTCGCCAGCTCGGGACCACGATCCCGAAGGGGAGCCCGCTGATCGAGGCCGTTTCGATTCATGATCTGTATCCCGAGAATGGCGGGGTGAACGTGGATCCGTGGACGTGCTCCGTCTGGGCGCAGAGCACGGTGCGGCCAATAGATTGGGTGGAGGCGCGCGCTCCAGAGCTCGCCGGCAAGATCGACCCTGACCCGGTGGCTGACCTGCGAAAGCAGCACCCGCTGCTGGGTGATCCGCTGTTCTCCGGCGCTGCGGTGATGAGCCTCTCGGCGATGGACGGGATCTTCGACTACCACGTGATGGTGAAGGAGATCCACATCGACCCGAAGCCGATCCCTGGGCTTGAGATGGGCGCTTCGTTCATGCTCATCGGTGACAAGCACATCATCAAGCGTCCGCTGTGCGTGGAGGTGGAGACAGAGAACGGTCCGAAGAAGGTCAAGCGGGTGAGGTACGGTGCGGCCCGGTATCGTCGGATCCCCAAGACGTTCTGGGGTCGTACCTTCGTGAGCGACCTGACTGGAGTCAACCGCCGGCTGAACCAGCTAGACTCGCAGGTGATAGACATCCGCGAGCGAGGCATCCCCACTCTGTACGTGCCGACCGGGACTGAACTCTACAAGCGCGACGAGGACGGCGGGGCGCTGCGCGTCGTAGAGTACGAATCGCAAAACCCGGCGTGGCATCCCAACGAGTCCGTTTTCAACGGCCAGCCCATGACGGGTAACTCTTACTTCACGGAGCGTAACTCTGTCCTGAACGATGCGCAGCTTGTCGGAGCGCCGCAGGACATAGAGATCGGGAAGGCTCCCAAGGGACTGAAGACCACGAGCGGGCTCATGGTCCTCGGGGAGGAGGCGGCCCAGGATCGTGCCCCTCGGGAGCGGCAGTTGATCGAGATGTACGAATCGCTGTGGCAGCACTTCCTCGAGCTTCAGTGGGTGTTCCGCAAGGACGACGCAGAGTACCGCGTGCTCAACGTCCAGGGCAAGCGTGAGGTGAAGTCATTCAAGGACACGGACCTTCTGGGCGGCATCGAGGTGTCGATAGAGAAGCGCGCGGACTTCGACTCCAAGCTGTACCAGAAGGAGGCGACTGCGGAGGCGCTTGAGGCGCGTCTGTACCGGCTCGACAGCCAGGCGGCCATCGACAAGGTGCTGACGCTCATGGGCCTGCCGAAGGACGTCAACGAGGACTCGTCTCTGCAAGTGGACCGCGCCGAGGACGCATGGGGCGCGTTCTTGGAGACTGGCAGCGTGCCGGTGCTCGACTCCGGGCTGGTGGACCCATGGATCTGGTTCCAGATCCTAGGCAAGCGCTGGTTCTCTGACGAAGCACAGGAGCTCCAGCGCAGCGTCAACTGGCCGGAGGTGACACGGGCGCTCGCCGGCTGGGAAGAGCGCATGGCCAAGATGCAGGGAGAAGACGACCGACTGCGTCCGGTCTACGGCAATGTGCCGCCTGAGCGGTGGGCCGAAACCTATGAGCAGGGCAAGGCGCTGTCCGAGCAGGCCCAGCAGGCGATGGCATCCGCAGCCGAAGCCGCGGGGCAGCCCGCGCCACAGACGCAGGAGTTCCCGGCACCGCCACAGCGGCCGTTCCTGCCGCGGCTGCTGCAAGACAAGGTGTACGCGGTCTGGGCCGGCTTGCTGTCCACGGCGCTTGAGGCGCTACAGAACATCCGGCCCATGGACGGCTTGCAGCCGGAGATACTCCAGAAGCACGACACGGCACAGCGGCTCGACAACCTGCTCAAGATGAGGGCCGCCATAGAGGCGTGCCGGATGACGGACCTTGAGCGGAAGAAGGCGATGGCGGGCGGCGGGGCTCCAGCGCCGGCTCCGGGCGGCGGCGCCCCAGGCGTGGCATAATCTGCGGGGTGGCACATGGCTGGATCGAAGATAGAGCGAGTGATGGGCGAGTTCAAGCGCGGTGAGTTGCACACGGGGTCCAAGAAAGGCCCGCTCGTGCGGTCTCGTAAGCAGGCCGAGGCCATCGCCATGTCCGAGGCACGCAAGGCCGGGGAGGGCGTGCCGCGCAAGAAGAAGCGGCGCACCGTGAACGCGCGCGTTGGAGCCGCGGCACTCGCGGCAAGGAGTTGAGCGATGGCGCAAGCGGCTGAAACGGCGCGCAAGAAGAAGCGCGCAGAAGAATCGTTCTACACCGATCCCGCCGAGTACAAGCGGCTCAAAGAGCAGGCGGCGGCGGAAGAGCGCGCGGCGGAAGAGAAGCGCAAGGAAGAGGAGGCCCGCAAGCTCAAGGAAGCTGCCGAGGAAGGGGCCGTCGTCAAGACCAAGGAACGACAGGCCGGGCAGCGCGAGTCCGCCGAATCCAAGGCTGAGAAGATGTCCGACGAGGAGTTGGACGGGTGGAAGCCGACGACCCCGGGAGAGTTGGCGATCAAGGCCAGGGTGAAGCGCAAGAGGGCATCTCAGAGCAACGTCTCTGCCAGTGATGGCGCGGCTGCGCTCGCCAAGCGCATGACGAAGTGATGACCGCTGCCGCGATAGCCAAGTCGAAAGAGCTTTTGGAGAAAGCCATTAGCCTACACTCGGCTCACATCGAAGGCGGCGAACCGACGAGTGACGCATCGCAGCGGAAGCTGATGGGCTACTTGGAAGGTGCAGAAGATGCACTGGAGGGCGACATGGAGTCAAACGGCGGGATGATAATGGGCAAGGGCATGAAAGCCACGAAAAAGAAGAAGTACGGGAAGACCAACGCCATGGAGGGGGCCAAGGCCCTGGCCAACCGCACCAAGGGGGCGTACTGATGGTGACGGCCCTGCAGGAGATAACGAGCGTGGCAACGGAGTGGCAGCCGACAGCGGACAAGATCATCGTCCGCGTGGACCCGGCCAAGATCAAGACCGAGGGCGGAATCGAGATCCCTGAATCGCATCAGGAGCGGCCACGCACGGGAAGCGTCGTCGCGGTGGGGCCTGGTCGGATGCTGGAGAACGGCCATCTCAAGTTCGTGTCGATGAACGTGGGGGATCGCGTGCTGTTCGGGCCGTACGCCGGGATCGCCGTCGAGGAGCTCGGAGACGACTACCGGGTGCTCCGCGACGACGAAGTGATCCTGGTGCGCCGATCCTTCTAGGGGGGCGTCATGGCGGATGACTACTACGAGCGTATCGCCGGCCAGTTTCTTCCGACCTTCGGGGTACTCCGTGGGCTGAGGACGCAGGCCCAAGAACGCGAGAAGGAACGCCGCCGTCGGGAGCATCCGATTACCTCGGAAGAGACCACCATGGTTCCTGCAGAGCCGGAGGCCCCGGTGGAGCGTGCGTTTCGTGAGGCATCGCAGCTTCCTGAACAGCTTGGCCGAGGGCTCTTTGAAGTGGGCGAGCGAGCGCTTGGTGCTGCGCGGGAGCTGTTCGATCCGTACACCGACGTGGCGCGCTCGGCTGAGGCATCGGCTGAGCGAAAGGCGAACGAGCAGGCCATGGCTCGCCAGGCCGCGGAAGCGGCGCTGATGAAAGAGCGCACTCGGCAGGCAGTAGGCGGCGTACAGCCTGGAGAGGAGAGCCGCGCCACCGCCACCGCCGGTCCGGAGGCGTCTGAGGCGGGGTTCATCAGCGTCGGCGGTCAGCGTTTCTCGGTCCGCAAGTACCAGGAGCCGAAGGCGGGAGAACAGCCGTTCTCGTGGGCGGCCGGGGCGCAGCCCAAGGCGACGTTCATAGCGCCTAGCGAAACCATGACCGGCCCGGTGATCGCTGGAGAGACCGCTCCGCGGTCGCTCGAGGAGCGACGGGCTCAGTCCAGGCGGGTGCTTGCGCCCCATGCGTTCAGGGGATCGTCTGCGCCTCGAGGCGTTCCGTCTTGGTCCGAAGTCCAGGGAGCGGGATACCGTGATCTACCGAGTTACCTCACGGCGCAGGCTCAGATGGGCGCGGCACAGGAGATGGCGCAGATGGCTCCGGAGCAGGCTCGGATGCAGATGGAGGAGGAGGCCTCGCTCTCGCCCCTCAGACGGTCCGCCGCCGAAGCTGAGCTCCGTCGAGCCGCCACCATCACGCCGCTCGTGACCGAAGCCGAGAGACAGAAGTTGACGACGCCACAGCCGCCGTCCGGGCAGATGATTGGTCTGGACATCGTGAACCAGATTGCTGGCCGCGCCACGCGGCTGTATCAGGAGGCCGACGCCGCGGCCAAGGCCGGTAACGCCGCAGAGGCGGCGCGGTTACGCGGTCAGGCGGAATCGGAGCGGCGGCGCGCCGAGGAGTACGCCATCGCCATCTCTACCGGGGTGCAACTCAAGGGGCAGGACCCGCTGGCTGCGATGATGGCGCTGTCTCCTCCGGCTCCCAAGTAGGGTGAAAGAGCATGGCCTCGGAAGACATCCTGGCGTCTCTGCGCCGGATGTATGAGGCCGAGTCCGGCGCGTCTCGGCCGTACGACCAACGGGAAGAAGCGGAGGGGAGCGCGTTCTCTAGCCTGGGCAGCGCGCTCGCGGCTGGCTTGCGTCTCCCGCTCGAGGCGCTCGAGCTTCCGGCTTCAGCGTTTGCCGCAGCCACTCGTGGAGTAGCACGGTTCGCGGGGCTGCCTGTCGCTGAGACGTCTACCCGCGGCGACCTGATGCGATCCGCCCTCGGCCTGGGCCCGGAAGAGGCAGAGGACAGCTACGGTAAGCGCCTGCTCGGGCTCGGCGTCAAGCTGACGACGGACATCGGGTTGGACCCCGCGACGTGGGCCGCCGCCGGCTTGGGGCAGGCGGCTACCGCCGGCCGGGCGGCCGAGGCAGGGTTGGCCGCTGCCGCGCGAGAGGGCGCAGTTCTGGTTCCTGACGCTCTGGCTGCGGCGGGGAAGACGATTCAGGAAGGCCACCGCGCAGGGCAGGCGCTCTCGGCGCTGTCCGCTGGATTCGGGGCCGGGATGGTCCCCGATGTACTCGAGGGCGTGCCACACGTCTACTCCAAACTCCGCGACGAGGGCATGACCCCAGAGACGGCCGAGGAATTGGTAGGCACGGCCCTCGCAGGGGTTGGGGCCGCCGCCGGGCTGACACATGCAGCGCTTGGGCTGCGTCCACGTCCAGCCGCGAGGCCCGTCCCAGAGCCGGCACCCGCCGTGGAAGCGCCCGCGGTGATCCCCGGGCCGCCGCCCGCCACAGAGATAGCCGTGCCCAGGACGGCGGGGCTCGAGACGCTACCTCCTGTCCCGGCGGAAGCGGCGGCGGTCCCCGGGATGGAGACGGCGGTACGCCGTGCGGACATGGCGGCGCGGACGCAAGAACTGCTACAGCGCGCTGATGCTGGCGCGGCTGGACTCCCGGAGGGCATGGCCAGGCCGGCGGTGCCACTGGCGGGGGAGATGGTGGCTCCACGCGTGGAAGCGGCCCCAGAGCCGGTGACGGTCCCTCGTGCGCTCATGGCCCCGGAGCCGTTGCCCCCCGTGGTGCCCTCCGAGACGCGCCTTGCTACAGAGGTTCCCCCACAGCCCCCGGAATTGGCCCCGCCCTTGGCCGGCCGCGTGCCCACCGAGACGCTCCCGCCTGTTCCACTGCCGCCGCCAGTCCCAGAGGCTCCTGCGGCCATTCCGCGCGAAGTGGAGGCTCAGGCGCTAAGGGAGCAGGCCGCTCGGACTATCCCACCGGAGCCGACAGAACCAACAGAACCGACGCCATCCCAACTCGCTCCAGCCTTTGCCACCGCAGAAACGCCATCCCCCGCCAAGCCACTCCGGGTGGAGATGGTAAAGGAAGCGTTCGGCCCGAAAGTTGAGCCGGTGGCGGTAGAGGGCGGCTTCGAGGTGCCCATCGGTGGTGGGCGCAAGATCACGGTGCGCGAGACGGGAGCGATCGAGTACGATCCGGCAGAGTTCGCGGCAGGCTACGGCCGAGAGAAGGGCGCAGCGGAGCGCATCGTAGGCAAGTACCAGCGACTCGGCCCGGACGGCATGATCTGGCTACTGAAAGAGGCCGGTGCTCCAGTGGTGCATCACGAGGCGTTCCACGCCGCGATGGACCTGGCGTTGAAGCCCAAGGAACGGCTGGCGGTGCTGAAGCGGTACGGCAGCGAGGAGGCGGCGGCCGAGGCTTATGGGAAGTGGGAGCCCGCGGTGCGCAACAGCGCGTTCTCGCGCATCCTCGGGTTCTTCCGGCGCGTGTATCGAAGCTTCCGCCCATCGTGGGAAAGCGCGTTCGAGGAGGTGCGGAGCGGCCGTGCGTTTGAGCGTGCTCCTGCGGCTGAACTTCCACTGCCATCTTATGCGGCAACAGGTGGGCCTCGTGAATTGTCTTTTGCTGGTTACCTGGACGAGAGAGGGATTGGGGATCCAGGCTTAGAACATGCTGCCTATGGTCCGTCTGGACAGGTTTCTAGGGGGACACGCCGGGCGTTCCTTGAGCGCAGGGAAGCCGAAACCACAGAATACTCCCAGGCGCAGGAAAACTATAGGCTGGCCGTAGATCGTGGAGAGATTGTTGATCCTACCGGGAGAGTCAAAGCCTCGGCACCATCGACCGTGATGGCAGCGATCCAAGAGGCAACACGTTTGAGAGAACGTGCGATTGAGTTGCGAGACTTGGCGGACCGCGGTATGAAGCCTAGGGCATACCGTGCGGAAGCAGACCGTTTGGATGCGAAAGCGCTACAGGTAGAAACTCAATCCCGTTACGCCACGGCTCCGACGGAGCCCGCTTCGGAGGCGGCTCCTGAGCCAATGGGCCGCAGAGTGCGTCCAGAGGAATCGCCTCGGGTGGAGATGAAGGTGGAGGATCTGCGGCGCATAGAGCAGCTCGGCAAGCTCGAGCCCGCAGCGCTGTCACGTGAGCAGGCACGGCGGTGGGAGGATCTGGACCCCGAGGTCAGGCAAGTGCTGAAGACGGTCCCAGACGAGAAGCTGTATAACAAGGCGGTCAAGGGCCAGTTGAACGACGTCGAGGTGATGGCGCTTGACGCGCGGGTCAGGGACGCCGTGGAGCAGACGGAGAACGCTCGCCTACGTCTGGAGCAGGCTAGAGTCGAGGGCAAGGACGTCGGACCGATCAACGCTGAGTTCTTGGAGGCGGCGCTCAAGGCGCAGGCGGTCAGGGCGGCGCGTGCGGCGCGGACAGACGTGGAGGCCGGGACGAAGCTGGCCCGCGCGCTGGCGGCCCGTGCTCGGGTCATGGAGGCGGGCAAGTCCGTCCCGACCGACTTCTTGCGCAAGGTGTTCCGCGAGATCGAGGGCGTGACGGACGAGCAGGCTGCCGGGCTGCTGAGGATCCTGCAGGAGGATCCCGCCAAGCTCCCCGATGCGTTGAACGCAGCGATCCAGCCGGGGCTACTGCCCAAGTGGCTGGAACTCTGGAAAGCGGGACTCGTCTCAGGTCCGGGGACTCAGGTAGCCAACATCTTGGGAAACATCGGGGAGCAGGGGATGCGTCTGCTAGAGACCCCCACGGCCGCCCTCGTGGACCGGATCCTTCCCGGCGAACGTGGGCGGTTCGTTGGAGAAGCTGGCGCTGAGATCGGGGGCGCGTTCTCGCGGCTGCCCGATGCGCTGAGCGGGCTCGGGGCGGAACTCAAAGAGATTGTATCTCTGGCTCCAGAGCGCATTGACCTTACCAAGCCCCTGGAGTACCAAGCCGGGAAGATACCGGGCAAGGTTGGGCGCGTGGTGCGCATCCCGTTCCGGCTGCTCGGGGCGTTCGATTCGTTCTTCAAGGCCGTTGGCGGTGAAGCGGAGTTGCACAAGCTCGCCCATCGGAAGGCCAAGATCGAGCTTCCGTCCGCTGACGTCAAGGCCGTGCAAGAGCGGTCCGCCGCCATCGTGAAAGAGGCGCTCGATCCGAAGAGCGACAAGCATGCGGATCTGGTTCAGCAAGTAGCGGAGGCGCGGCAGGCGCGGACATTCCAGGACGATCCGCACCCGATGATCAAGAGCCTCATGCGGCTGCGGAATCAGCATCCGTGGATGCACGTCATTCTGCCATTCCTCCAGACTCCGGGGAAGATCGCAGAGATCACGATCCAGCGCAGCCCGCTGGGGTTCGTCAAGGCGGCGCGCGCCTACAAGGCATTCCGAAACGCTGAGACTCAAGGGATCAAGGGGCCCGAGTTGGCGCGGCTGCGCGGCCAGGCCGTGGACGCCATAGCTCGGCCATTGGTCGGTACGGGGATGATAGCCGGGTTCGTGACCTACGCCAAGATGGGCGGCATGACCGGCTCCGGTCCGGTGGACCCGGCCGCACGCAACTTGCTCAAGGAGACGGGATGGCAGCCGTACAGCTTCGTGGTGCCAACTCCGGGCGGGAATGTGTACGTGCCCTTCAACCGCTTCGAGCCCGTCTCGAGCTTGCTGGGCGCTGCCGCTGATCTGGCAGAGTTGAAGGACGAGAAGAAGGCGGCTGACATCTTCGACAAGACCCTGGGCTCCGTGGCGAGCAACCTCACGAGCAAGACGTACCTCGCGGGGCTGTCCGATGCCGCGTCCATGATCGCCAAGCCTCAGCAGTTTGCGTCTCAGTACCTCAGCAACCTAGCCGGGACGCTGATACCCAACGTCGTGGCGAAGGCGGCTCAGGCGGCTGATCCGGTGATTCGAGACGTGCGACCGAACCAAGCGGGGTTGCTCGGAATACCGGAGCGCGTGGCCAAGACCATAGCGTCTCGTGTCCCCGGCCTGAGCATGACGCTCTCTGCGCGGCTGTCCGGTACTGGTGCCACGGTGCAGCGGCCCGGGACGGCCGCAACGAGGTTCTTGCTCCCAAGCCAGCCGAGCCGAGAGAAGCCTGGGGCGGCCCTCGAGCAGACGCTCGTACGGCTGGGCATCGTGCCGTCAGAACCGCCGAGGGAATTGACGATCAAGGGGCGAAAGGTCCGCCTCGAGGACGATGAGCGCCAGTTGCTTGCCGCGGCACGTCAGGCCACGATGCGGTACCTGCGAGAAAACGTGGTGAGCCAGGCGTGGTTTGAGCGCCTTCCCGACACGATCGAGGAGGGTGGGGACGGCTCCAAGGAGGCCGTGATCAGGCGTTCACTGGACCGCTTCAGCGACCGGGCGCGGCAGATGGTGGCGCGGATGCCGGACGTGGTGCGCCGGGCGGTGGCCGGGTGATAACGACCAGCCGAAAGATCCAAGATCCGCCCCGCCTCGTCGGCAAACCGTGGGATGGCCAGACTCAGCGCGACGTCGAGACATATCTCCGGCGCGTGCGCGAGGCGCTCGACGGCGAGGCAGAGTTGAGGCAGATAAGCATCGTGGTCAACCTCGGGGCGGCGACGGCGGCGGCTGACAATGCTGATGCCCTGAGCTTCTTCCGCGGTGGCTGCTGATGGCGATACGCTGGGGGACGTTCACTCAGCTCTCGCCTTCCGCGGCGACGCTCACCGATCTGTACACGCCGCTTTCGCCGGCGACTTCGGCCGAAATCATCGTGAGTGTCGCGAACAGGAGCGCGTCTCCCACGACCTTTCGTATCTCCGTGGCCTTGGCCGGGATCGCGGACAACGTGAAGCAGTACGTCGCCTATGATCTGCCGATCAAGGGGAACGACGTCTACAAGACCAAGTTGGTGATCGCTTCGACTGACGTGATCCGAGTGTACGCCACCTTGGCGACGCTGAGCTTCAACGTCTATGGACTCGAAAAGAGCGACTGAGTGAGCTGCAACGGCTTTGCACGTCCGGACCCGCTAGAGATCCTCTTTGCTGACAGCCCCATACTGGGGGCATTCGGCGGCGTGCGCGTGGCGGAAGATCGTGGGATCTTCGACAACACTTTCCAGTACGACACGTCTCCGGTGCAGTGGGAGACGGTGCTGACCAACAACGGCACGGAGACGCATCTCCCCAACGAGAGTTCTGTGCGCTTGCGCACGACCAACACGAACACGGACAAGGTGGTGAAGCAGACCCGCCGATACATGCGGTATCAGCCGGGGAAGGGTCAGTACATTCGTTGTACCGCGGTGATGCCGGACCTGTCTGAGTCGGGGCTGAGGAGAAGGTTCGGCTACTTCGACGCCGACAACGGGATCTTCCTAGAGCAGACCTTCACCGGGCTGTCCATCGTTCGCAGGAGCAAGGCCACCGGCTCTGTGGTGGATGAGGCGGTGGCTCAAGCATCGTGGTCAGTAGACAAGCTCGATGGGACCGGAGTGTCAGGGAAGACGATTCAGCCCGCCAAGATCATGCACCTGGTCATTGATGCCGAGTGGCTTGGAGCCGGTCGGGTCCGCGTCGGGTTTGACTTCGGGGGCAAGGTCGCGTTCGCGCACGAGTTCATCAACGTCAACGTCTTGACCACGGTCTACTGCACGACGTTCAACCTGCCGATGCGCTACGAGATAGAGAACACGGCGGCGATGGGCGCGGACCACGATCTGATCGCTGTGTGCCAGTCCGTGTCTTCCCAGGCGGGTCAGGAGGAAGAGCGAGGCTACGACTTCGGGGTCGGCAACATAGCGGTTGTCTCTGGAATAGGGACTGGGGCATGGGTGCCACTCGTGTCTATCCGGCCGGCGGCCACGTTCAACAGCCTCGTGAACCGAGGCACGATCATCCCCGAGTTCGTCTCAGTCGTCGTCGGCTCGGGCTCCGCTGCGTGGCGCTTGTTCTACGCGCCAACGGCGTTGACTGCGGCGTCCTTCGCCTCGGTCCATGCCAGCAGCATCACAGAGTTCGATGTGGCCGCGACGGCCATCACCGCCGGGCTGCCTATCGTCGCCGGGTTTGCTTCTGGCGGCGCTGCGGTGGGAGATCGACGTGTGGACGCACGGGACTTCACGGCGCGCTATCCTCTGACGCTGGACATAGCCGGAGCGAATCCGATTGTGCTGACGCTCGCCGCACGAGCGTTGTCCGGGCTCGTAGACGCGGCCGGGGCGATTTCTTTCAAGGAGCTCCGCTAGTGGGATTCGGAGACATTTCAGGAAGCAACCGAGCAACGCAGGCTACGATCAACGCGGTTGGCCCCCCGCTGCCGCTAGTGCTCTCCGTTGGCGGATACGGTTCTGCCGGGTTCACTCTGGCGGCCGGCACTCTGGCGGCCACGATCATCCCAGAGGTCAGCTTCGACGGCAAGGATACGTGGATGCCGTGGGAGTTTGAAGATCCACAGACCGGGCAGAAGCTATCGGCGCTCACCGTCACGAACCCCAATGCGGCGAGTTCATGGTCGATCCATCCTCCAGGCGGCACAACTCACGTCCGGATCAACGTCACGGCCTACACGTCGGGGTCGGCTACTGCGATTCTCGTGCTGACAGAGATGAGCCGTCCGGCGAGGCGTGTAGCCCACTCGCGGTTCGTGCTCAGCCAGGGCGTAGCAGGGACAACTCTCGTGGCAGAGGCGGTGGCCGGGAAGCAGCACAAGGTGCTTGGCATCCTCATCTCGCTGGCGAACGATGGGGTCTGGCACTTGGATAGCGGGGCGACGCCACTCATGGGGAACCTCAAGCAAGATGGACAGTTGCAGCCGGCGGTGATGGGACCGTCTGAGATCCCCCTCGTTGAGACGGTGGCCGGTGCGGCGCTCAACATCGTGACCACGCAGGCGGCACAGGGAGTCATCGTCTTCGTCACGGAGTGAGGCCGCCCGGGCAGGTTTGAAGTGGGGGAGTGGGCAGCTTACCCGGCTGGGCCACCGTGCGCCGCCCGTGCCCGTGAGCCTCCCCCAGGCAAAGTCTAGCACGCCGAGCAAGCTCCAGGCTACTGAGTAGCCACACAATACAGCGTGATGTAGAATAGCCCTTGACGGATTGTCCATCGCGCTGTATATTGTAGGCGGGGGGCATGATGAAGCTGAAGTGCAGTGGTTGTGGACGGGATGTCACCAAGGTAGGCTACGGCAATACCAGCCTTTGCTGCAAGCGGGTCGTGAGATGACCACAAGCGAGCAGAAGCGAGCCGCTGCGATGGCTCATCGGGCGCGCGCCAATGTCTGCGTCTGCGGCCACAACGAATCTTTTCATTACGGTCCTTCAGGGCGTTGTGGTGGTGGGCGGATGCGTAAGGCGACATGTGGCTGCGTTCTGTATCGCCCCGCCCGCGCAGCCTTCCGCGCCGTACCAGGATTAAGGGGTGACAAGTGAAGGCGAGTGAAATCCGTGAGGTCCTAGACGCACACGCGGCGTGGCTCCGGAACGGTAGCGAAAAGCGGGCCGACCTGGGCGGGGCCAACCTGCGCGAGGCCAACCTGCGCCGGGCCAACCTGCGCCGGGCCAACCTGGGCGGGGCCAACCTGCGCCGGGCCAACCTGGGCGGGGCCAACCTGCGCGAGGCCGACCTGAACTGGGCCGACCTGGGCGGGGCCAACCTGCGCCGGGCCAACCTGCGCCGGGCCAACCTGCGCCGGGCCAACCTGGGCGGGGCCAACCTGCGCGAGGCCAACCTGCGCCGGGCCGACCTGTGCGGGGCCGACCTGGGCCGGGCCAACCTGCGCGAGGCCGACCTGCGCTGGGCCAACCTGTGCGGGGCCAACCTGGGCGGGACATGCCTAGATCCTGCGGGCAAATCAAACGGAGATGTGGCCACGTTCGCTCGGGACGGGGGCCTGGTGGTAGGTTATCGAACGGCCAACTCTCCGGTGGTCGGCGGTGCCGGGTACGAGTCAGGCAAGACGTACACGGCCCCAGTATTCTCGGTCGCTGACACCGAGTGCCACCCGGGGCTGTATCTGGCTCCGACCATTTACAGCGTCGAACGCCCAGGCCCCTACGTCAAGGTCTGGGCGCGGCCCGAGGACGTACACAAGGCCGGAACGAAGTGGCGGGCACGGGAGTTCGTCCGAGTGGAGAGCGTAGAGTGATTGGGGGGTGAGTGATGCCGAGAGACAGACGGGACGAGTTCAACGCGGCCGAGCGCGAGACGGTTCGTTGGCTGGCCGTGATTCTGAGTCTCTACGCGCTGTGGTGCGCTGGCATCATGTTTGCGTGGTTCAACGGGTGGATCCAGTGACCGATTCTGGGATAAGGCTTCGGAAGCGTAGGCCCACAAGGCGCGCCTACGGGCACAGGCGGTGTGTCGTGTGCCAAGAGCCGTTCCGGCCCCGCTACGCCCACGCAGAGGCGTGTGGCCCACCTTGCTCTCGAATCCATTGGGGCTTGGTCACTTTGGCCCAGAGTCTACGTCCCAAGCGCCGGGATGACTGGACCAAGGTCTTGATCGAGGCGGCCCGGCTGGCGTGGCTCAAATACCGCAGCTTCATAGACGGGGAGGCCGCCAGATGAGCTACCGCGTGCTGCTCCAGGACCATCAGACCGGAGCCTGGATTCACTGCCAGGAACGATACGCGCACGACGCCGAGGCCAAGGGCCACGCTCAGCGCATGTTCCTGGCATGGCATCCGTTCGTCAGGGGCTTCAGGGTGCTCCCCTCAAAGCGCTCTCCAACGCATACTTGGTTCGGTAGGTTCCGGAGGATTCGATGACCCCTCTCGTCCTCATGGCGCTGCTCGCTGCGCCGAAGCCAAATCATGCCTACTTCGTGGCTCACGTCCAAGCCGCAGCTCGGCGTATGGGCGTCACCGATACGATCACTGTGGAGCCCTCCGTCGGGGAAATCCGCCTCACCCTGGTCGGGTTCAAGAAACCACAGCAGCGCCGAGCCTACGTCCAGCCGGTGGGACGTGACTTCGTGGTGTTCTACGATCCTTCATGGCTGGCCAAGACGAGGGAGCGCGAGGCGCGGTGGGTGGCGTACCACGAGGTTGCGCACGTAGCCTTTGACGCTCCGCTGCTGCGCCGTGGGGTCGTCACGAAAGCAGAATCTCGTGAGATGGAGGATTGAGCCAACGACGCGGCCGACCAGTGGATTGCGGTTTTGGACAAGGAAGCGCGGAAGGGCGGCAAGCGCAAATGGCTGGCCATCGGCGCAGCCATTCTATTCTGAGGGGAGATAGCTCATGGTGCTCTCACTGTACATGACCACGCGCAACGCGCACGCCTCGCTCGTGCTTTCTACGGAGGAGGCTGCGTATCAGGCCGAGGCGGCGGCGCGGCGGGCAAAGACGAACCTCCGCGATGCCTGCACGTTCGGCGGTGACCGCTCCATGTTCGAGGACATCCGGACCAACCTCGTACTGCGGCTGCGGAAGATAGCGGAGGAGCTTGAGGCCAAGCGATGACCAAGATCACCGCCGTTCGTGATGCGTATTTCGCCGGCTACGTGGCCGCTCTAAAGCAGGCCGTGGACCGGCTGGACGACGACGGGACGCTCAACCGGGAATCCCTCGGATTCGTGCGCCAGACGTTCGAGCGCATGAAGCGGGTTGCGGAGGAAAACCGCAAGGGGCTGGAGGAAGCGGAGTTGACTTACAGCCACGCGGAGGAGTGATGAGTGGATCTACGCCTGGAGCATGGAAGGCGATACGTCCCAAGAACGATCCGAATGCTTGGGACGTGGTTAACGAGAAGTCCGGCACCGTGATAGTCCGCCTGCCGTGGGGCACCTATGAACAGATCGTTCATCTGATCGCGGCGGCCCCGGATTTGCTCTATGCCGCGAAACTCGCCGCTCTCAACTTCTCCCGTCAGAACTTACATCCAGACGTGAACTTTCTCGGTGATGACGACCACGAAGCCTGGACCGCGCTCAACGCCGCCATTGCCAAGGCCAAAGGTCCCGCGGAGGAGAAATGAGCAAGCACACGCCGGGACCGTGGATCTTCGATCCGGAGAATGAAGGGATGGACCATCATCGCGGGTGGGGCATTTCCGCTGAGGGGATGGCCACCGTGGCCCACTTGCCCGTCCGCGGTTGCGAAGGATCGGAGGCTCTGGCTGTATCCTACGCCAACGCCCGGCTGGTCGCTGCGGCCCCCGAGATGCTGGCGGCGCTGCACGAGATTGCCAAGGGCGAAGGACGCTTTAGCCGCGATCCTCTGGAACACGCCGCCAACACGATCGAGGACATGAAGGCGTTGGCTGTGGCCGCCATCGACAAGGCCGAGGGCCGCTGATGCCTCGGACCCCAACGTCCGCCATCGCCTGCCCGACGTGCGGCAGCCCGGCATCACACGTCGTGGACAGCCGCGGGGTGCGGGCGAGTGACTACATCCGCAGGCGGCGCGTCTGCGAGAGTGGCCATCGGTTCTCGACGGTGGAGACGGCGGTGCGAGAGACTCAGAAGCCGCAGGACGCGGCTTCGATAGTTCGCCGGATTCGGTTCCTCGTGGCCGAGCTCGAGGAGAAGCTTGGGGGCCTGACGTGATAGTCCCTCGCTTCGCGGCCGTGGTCACGGACAAGGGGGAACTGAGAATCTCCGATCCGGTCGTGTGGCGCACTCGGGTCTCTGGGCTGCGGGGCAAAGAGGTTTGGGTCACGGTCCAGGCGCGGAAGGCGGCTCGCAGCCTGACGGCTAACGCTTACCTCTGGGTCTGCTACACCTACCTGGCCGCCTGGAGTGGCCACGACCCGGAGGAGATCCACGAGGCCATGAAGGACATGTTCCTTCCTCGACGGGAGTCCAAGCTGCCGAGTGGCGAGGTGCTCTCCGCGCCGGGGAGCACGACCGTCTTGGACACGCTGGAGTTCTCGGAGTACGTGAGCAAGGTCAAGCGCTTCGGGGCCGAGAACGGGTGCTATATCCCTGAGCCTGGAGAGGTTGAGGTGTCGCTGTGATTGAGCTTGACTTATACCGTATGATGTACTATATTCCAGTAGGGGGTTGAATGGCTCGCAAGCTTACCGTGGTCGAAGTCGAGTGCATCCGATGCGATCACGTGTGGTTCCCTCGACGCGCCGGCCGGCCGCGGCGGTGCCCTCGGTGCGGTGATCCCAAGTACGACAAGCCACGACGCTGGAGGAGGAAGAAGTGACCGACGTCAACGGCCGATACTCAGACCGCCTCGAGCCCCACAGCCGTCAGTGCTACGAATGCGGGCTGTCCCACGTGGGTACGCTCAACTGGCTTCGGTGCCCTGGCCCCGTCCCGGTCCCGGCCGCGCAGGAGCCGAAGGTAGACTATTCGGAATCGCTCGTCGGCCCGGTGAGGGATCACATGTGGGCCGAAGACATCTGGGCCGAAGACCTCGACTGAAAGAAACGAGGCCAGCGAGGGATGCCGCCCCGCTGGCCCATGGTTGAAGGGAGACAAACCACATGAACAACGTAGCACAGGAAACGTCGGAGACGCAAGCGGTCACGCATCCGACTCAGAGTGCCGAGATCGGGGAGCTTGCCGCGGCGCTCGCCAAGGCGCAGGCCGAGTTCCCGAGCGTCAAGAAAGACCAGACGGCCAAGATCGAGAGCCAGAAAGGTTCGTATTCCTACACCTACGCGGACCTGGCTTCGGTGCTCGAGGCCGTGCGCGGGCCGTTGACGAAGAACGGTCTCGCCCTCGTGCAGCCCATGACGTGGAACGACGATCACCCATGGTTGCTCACGCGCCTGCTGCACTCCTCCGGTCAGTGGCTCGAGTCTCGCTATCCCCTGGCCACGTACGAACGGCCCCAGGAGATGGGGTCGGCCATCACCTACGCCCGGCGGTACGCGATCAGCGCGCTGCTCGGGATCGCGGCCGAGGAAGACGACGATGCCGCTGCGGCCGAGAAGGGAACGGAGCGCAGGCAGGAGAAGACAGCCGGTCCCAAGACTCCGTGCCCACGATGCGAGAAGACGAAGCCGGTGATCGCCAGCAAGTACGGCGAGGGCTGGTATTGCATGGACTGCAAGAAGGGCTTCTCCACGATGGTCACGGGCGAGGCTGGCGCAGCAGCGGCGGCTGCGGAGTTCACGACGAACAAGGCCGCGATACCGACGCGAGGGACTCGCGGACGGACGGATCTCCAGGCGTTGGTGGCCGAGTGCCGTCGCATCACGGGCGACCCCACGGCGAGCACCGATTTGCTCAAGGACATTCTGAAGACGGACAACCCAAACCAGAAGTTCACGGCCGACGCCATCAGCGCCGCCTGGGCTCTGCTGGAATCGCACCCGATCTTCGGGAGCGGTAAGTGAGCGGCCCCACGCTTCGGACGCAGATCGAGAGCCAGATAGCGGAGATGCATCCGACGCCAGAGGAACGGCGCGAGTGCAAGCGGTGCGCCGAGCTCATGGAGATCCTGCACCAAGAGGCCGTCGAAGAGGACGAGGCGCGGTGGATGGCTGCGTTCTGCGAGTCCAACGGATTCGAGATTGTGAGGCAAGCATGAGAGCCTATCACTTTGTGGCCGAGACGTTGCGTGACGGCCGTGCGGTGCCGGCGGATGGCGAGTGGCTGGAGCACGAGGGCCCGATGGTGATGTGTGAGAGCGGGCTGCACGCCTCTCTGCACCCGTTCGACGCCCTACAGTACGCTCCGGGCGCGACGCTGTGCCTGGTGGACGTCGAGGGCGTGGTGGAGGAGCAGGGCGACAAGCTGGTGGCGCGGCGGCGCCGGATCGTCAGGCGGGTCGACGCGACGGCGCTGCTGCGCGAGTTCGCGCGGTGGTGCGCGTTGCAAGTCATTCATCTGTGGGACGCACCTGCGGTGGTGCGCGAGTATCTGGAGACGGGCCGCGAGGACCTGCGGGACGCCGCCAGTGACGCCGCCAGGGCCGCCGCCGGGGACGCCGCCTGGGCCGCCGCCTGGGCCGCCGCCGGTGACGCCGCCTGGGACGCCGCCTGGGACGCCGCCAGTGACGCCGCCTGGGCCGCCGCCGGTGACGCCGCCTGGGCCGCCGCCAGTGACGCCGCCAGGGACGCCGCCAGTGACGCCGCCAGGGCCGCCGCCGGGGACGCTCAGCGTGCGAAGTTTGCGGAGATGGTCAATGCTGCTTTCGGAATGGAGGAGCTATGAAGGCAATAGAAGCCGTTGGCATTGCGGTGTCAATCTCGGCGGCGCTGGTCGCCGGCTACCGCTTGGGCCTCGAGCGCGGCCTAGCTGATGGGCGGGCAGCGCGTCACGAGCTTGCTATCGACTTCGCTGTTGCCATCTCCGGTTGGCAGGAGTGCATCACCCTGGCCGAGGAGGGGCGGACGCTCGTGATGTTCTACCGGCAGGCGGCGCTCGGTGCTGGGCTGCGCGAGGACGAACGCCCCGACATGCTCATGTCTGAGCCGCTGGAGGCACGATGACTTTCGGGCTCGCCGTAGTCAAACCGGATCTTCGGGCCTACGTCGGGGAGAAGATCGACCGGCACTTTTCGTGGAAGGCCGCCAAGCTTAAGCGGTACTACACGGACCTCGCCGCCGAGGCCATGAACCAGGGGCTCACGTTGCTGGCCGCCGCGAGTATCGTGAGTGCCGCTCACTGGCAGACGATGTGTGATCGGAACGGAACAGACACGGCCAGCCTCAACTGGCTGACCAAGTTCAACGCGGCTCAAACCATCCCCGTTACGGATGTGGAGCCGGAAGTGACCGGGTTCGAAGTGGTGGATCCTCTATGAGCGCCATACCTGGGGCGTTGCGCGGTGTGTTGCGCGTTGGAGAATGGACCTGTTGCGGGCGGATCCGCTCATCGGGTTGTAAGAACTGCCCGACGTGTGGAACGAACCAGGCCGATGCGATGCGCATGGCCGAGAGCCAGACCGCTGCGCTGCCTCCGTTGCGGGAGTTCCTGATCTACCGCTCCAAGCGGATCGTGGAGGCTACGACTGTTCTTGGGGAGTCCCTCGAGTCCGTGCGGCAGTCGTTGGCGTCGAGCGACCGGATGGAGTGGATCAAGATCGAGGAGACGACAGAGGGCCTCGAGGTGAAAGAGCGGCCATGATATTGGACGAGATCAGGGCCGACGCCAAGGCCGAGAAGAGCAGGCACAACAGTTGCGACTATTGTTCCGGAGCGCGCACACTTGACGAGTTTTGCACGGAGTTGAGGCAGGCCAAGCGCATCCTCGCCCTCGTTGCGGTAGTGGAACAGTCGGCCTACGCCATGACTGAGGCCGAGCGCAGCCTGCGTGCGTGGGCGCAACCGCTTGGCGGGATGGGCGTGAACATCCAACAGGAGGACAGAGGCCGCGCCGCATTGGCACTCCGTGAGATCACGAAGGCGCGCGCCGCCCTCGCCACGTTAGAGGCCCCGTGACCACCTACCGCGGCTGCCTGGAGTGCCGTAACGAGCTTTCGTGGGTCCTGAGCAAGGTGGGCCACGAGGTGCCGACCTGCGCGGTCCACGGTGAGCGACATCGCTGGGGCGTGTTCGACGAGGCAGGTAAGTGCTTGCATGTCGGTACGTTGGACGACGATCACGAGCACTTGGCCCGTCGTCGTGCGATCGGCCGGAGAAGCTGGAGACGCCGGCATGGACGAAGTCCGGAGGCGACGAGTGCGTAACTTCCCCGAGCCGTCTTTTTGTAGGCTTCCCTCTATCTACTTGATCTCTCAAAGGGATGTTCGTTTATACGGCAACGGACCATCTCCAAAGCAACACCATCTGCTCCAACGCCAACACCAAAGGGCTGACGTTCGTTGACGAGCGTTGACGGTCTGGGTGTGAACGATTGACGGAGACTGACGGTCATGCTAGGATGGACGCGCTTGGAGGTAGGGATGCCATGGACCCCTCTTGACGACGGGATGCTGACGAGCACCGTGCTCCAGAAGGGCCCGACCGTCGTCGCCGTTTGGACGCTTATTCTCGCCTCGTGCGACCGCTACGGCGTGAGCAAGCTCCAGCCAAGTGCGGTTGCTGGGCTCATGCGGATCAGCGACGACGAAGCAGAGCTCGCCTTTGAGATTCTCGCCTCGCCAGATGCGAAGAGTCGCAACCGCTCGGAAGAGGGCCGTCGCATCGTGAAGACCGAGGAAGGCTACTGGCGCGTCGTTTCCCACTCAAAATATCGCAGGCTCGCCTCAAGAGCGGCGGCTGTGGAGCGCCAGCAACGTTACCAGGATCGAAGGGCACGGGAGGCCATGCTGGATTCCAAGGGACGAGGGCGCTCATGACCTTGACTGCTGAGCAGGCCCAAGCCTATGCCCAGGCGGTTTGGGATGAAGCGGGTGGCGGGCGGATCATGAGCCCCGCCGAGTGGGACTTGGTTCGTCGGTGGATTGAAGCCGAGATCCCCCTGGCCATCGTGCTGCGGGCGATCAAGGACACGGACAAGCCGTCGCGGTCGCTGCTGTATTACAGGCGTCCCGTTGAGAAGGCTGTCGAGCACTGGAGAAAGGCTCTGGCCTAGGAGGACATGATGCGCTGTGTGACCGTGATCGAGGAAGACGGCGACGTACGGGAGTACCCTCGGGCCTACCGGGACCGGAAGGAGGGGATGCTCGCGGCGTTCTCCCTCGGAGCCATGTCCACCGTCAATGCGAAGGTGGAGCCGGTGCTGTACGTGCGGCTGCGCGACGTGCAGACCCAGGTCGAGGGACTTCGGGATGATCTCCGGCGGCACCACGAGGCTAACGGGTTCGTGCCGTCGTGGACGGTGCTGAGCAACATGCTCGAGGAGACGTTGGCCTCGTTTCTCGAGGAGGAGTGAATGCTCTGGTTCTTGGCGCTGTTGGCCGCTACGATCTGGATCGTGGCCCGCGAGGCTGAGAAGGCCGAGTCAAGGCGGATGCGGCTGCATGCTCAACGAGAGTGGCAGCGTCAGGAACAGGATCGTCATCCGTGGCAGCGCGAGGAACCGTGGACCGGGATGGAGGAAGCGCATCGGCCGACGTGGACTCGGCGGCTGAGGCTCATAGCCAAGCCGGATTGGTACCGTGAACAGCCGCGGCCGGTGTTCAGGGCGCGGAGACGATCGTGACCCCAGCCCGCATGGAGCCGACACTGATCGTGCTCGAAGTGATCGTGCGCGGGAACAGTGATCGGGACCCATGGGAGTGGGCCGCCGCCGCCGCGAGGACGCTGGCGGTGGAGTTGTCCGATGGTCGATTCGGGCCAGGGGTGGATGTGATGGTGCAGGCCACGGAAGCGCGGCTGGAGGTGAAGCGATGATCTTGAAGCGTCTGGCAGAACTCCCGGACGTCCGCGTAGGCTAGGTCTGGGAGGACAACGACAAGCGCCAGCGAGGGCGGCGTTCGGTGAGGGTGATCGAAGTGGATAGGATCTTTGCCCTGTGTGAAGTGCTGTACGGCGGAAAGCCGACGAGACGAACGACTCTCATCCGGCTACGCCGCTTTCGGCCGACGAGCACAGGATACCGATTGATCTCAGAGCCGCCCGACGAGCCGGAGGAGGTGAAGCGTGGCTGATGATCTGGTAGAGGCGGCATGCCGAGCCTGGCTGAAGGAGAACATGCCCCTGGACCTGCGCGACGACGGAGAGCCTCACTTCGCAGACGTCTTGCTTTTGGTCGCCTTCGTCCTCAAGCACCGCCGCGAGGGTAAGAGGGAGATGCGGGAGAGGGTGGCGCAGTTTGTCGGGGCGCACTATCCGGCGAGAATCAGCAACGATGTTAGAGCGTTCTGGGCAGTAGTGCCGGAGTTGGACGGCGGAAAAATCCAGGGTGAATACGTCAAGGCGATCCGCGCGCTGCCCGACGAGCCGGAGCCGAAGGAGGAGCGATGAAGCTGAGCAAGATTAAGGCTGATGCGGAATCGGGCCGCTGGACGCACGAAGACGC